TTTAACAGATTAATTATGATCATAATTTTATTGTTAAATTATACTTCTGTGATCATTTGTAAATATTTTTGTAAGTTTAACAGATTAATTATGATCATATAATTTATAATTATTATCAGAAAATAATAATAAATGATCGATGCAAAATTTTATGAATAAAAAATAAAAAATAAAATTATAAATTAGAAATTAAAAATAAATATTAAATTTTATTATTGATAAAAAAATTATAATGTTTTGAATAAAATGAAAATATGTTGTGATAATAAGTATGCTTTAGAATCATTATTAATAGATTCATTAATAATATTTTCAGAAATATAAATATCATCATTAACATGAAAAAATAGATATATATTATCATTAGGTAATACAATTTTAATATCTTCATAATTATATAATAAATTTTTAAAATTAATTTTATAATGATTTTGATCAATTTTATTAATTTTATCAATAATAATATAATTTTGATAAAATTGTATTAATTGATTATTAAATTGAGTTAATGTAATATTAATAGAATTATTATTATTGTTATAAAATGGTATTAAATCATTAATAGTATTCCATATATTATTATTAAATTTATAAAAATGTGTTGTATAATTATTATTAATATTCAAAGAAATGATATTAGGTAAATGAATAAAAGAGTTATTAGTAATAATTTTATATGGAATAAGTTGTTGTATATTATTTTTAATTTTGATAGTAATATTAGATTTAGTAATAGGAATAAGTAAAGTTTTAAAAGAAAAATTATTATTATTAAATGATAAGTTATCAATAGATTGTATATTATTAACATGTGAAATGATATCATCAGAGATATTAAAATTATTTTCTCTATTAAGTTCTAAATCTGATACTAAATGTTCTAAAGATTGTGACTTATTATATAAATTGATAGAATGATTGAGAATAATTTTAGAATCTTCTTTAGTAAGAATTTTGTTATTTAAGTTAAGTGAATTGACCGAATTATTGATAAATTCGTTAGCATCATAATGGTTAATAGTATAATTAAACTTATCTTTAATAATATTAATAAATGGATTAATAAGTATATTATAATTCATAAATTTTGATATATAATAAATATAATATAATTAATAAAATAAACGAATGAGTTATTGTAGTCCAGAAGTAAAAGAAAAAGAATGTTTAAATAAGAGTGATTTGGATATAATAATAGAGATATATAATAAAATATTTAAGAATGATAAAATAGAAAAAACAAAAAATAAGTATAATGATATAAATAATAAATTAAAATCAAAATTGGGAAATAAGAATCATCATTTATGGATAGATTATTTATTGGAATATGTAAATATAGAGGATAAAGAAAAATTAAAAAAAATATCAGATAAGAAATTTATACCAAAAAAACCAATAAATTGGTATAAAAAACCAAATACATGGTTATCAAATTATGATATAAATAAAGTATTAAAACAATATGATAAGACAAATAAATATAAATATAAATATATAGGTTGTTTTACAAAAGATTTTGCATTAAAAGATGATAAAGGAAAATGTATGTATTATGATAATAAATGTGATATAGATATAGATGGAGTAATAAGTAGTGGAAAAAAGTATATGGGTTTAATAACAAATTTAGATAGATATGATCAATCCGGAAGTCATTGGACAAGTACATTTATAGTATTAGATCCAAATTTAGAATCATATGGAATATATTATTATGATAGTGTAGGATTATCAATACCAAAATTAATAATGATTTATATAGATAATGTAAAAAATCAATTAAAAAAAAAATATAATAATGAACCAACTTTATTTATAAATAAAAAGCAATTTCAAAAAGGATCAAGTGAATGTGGAATGTTTGCAATAACTTTTCAAATAAAATGGTTAAATAATTTATTAAAAGATAAAAAAACAAAAATAAATAAAATTTTAGATGATGAAATGACGGATAAAAATATGTTAAAAAATAGAAATAAATATTTTAGTCCAGTATTATTAAAAAAATAGGAGTATATTGTTAATAAAAATATATAAAAAAAAAAGTAAAAAAAAAAGTTAAAAAAAAATAAAGATATAAAAATGATACTATATATATAATTATATTAATGAGTATATCAAATAAACTATTTAAGTGGTTAGAAAAGTATAAGAATAGTAATGATAATAAAAAAAAAAGATCCCACACAAATATAAGTATTGGAGAACCAAAAATATCTTATAATATTCCAGATGATAAATATGATATATTTTTAAAAAAATATAGTGTAGCAATAGATCAAAATGCAAAGTTATATTTTGTAGAAAAACCGCTTAATCCAAGTTTAATAAGAGTAGATTTAGATTTTCGTTTTAAAGCTATAGAGAAAGATGATATTGTTTCATTAGATAGAAATGATTATTTATCAGAAGAGAATATATTTAATATAGTAAAAGAATATTTTAAGATTTTATATTCAATATTTGAATTAGAAAATAATAAAATAACATGTGTGGTAATGTTAAAAGAGAATTTAATAAAAGATAAAAATATAATAAAAGATGGAATTCATTTAATATTTGATATAGTAACATCAAATGATGTACAATTATTTGTTAGAGAAAAAATATTAGAAAAAGCAAATATAATTTTTAAAGGAATATATTCAATAAATAATTATAAAGATATAGTTGATAAAGCAATAATATCTTCAAATGGATGGCAAATGTTTGGTAGTAGAAAATATGGACAAGAACCATATCAAATAGTATATACAATGACTTATAATACAGAAGATGAAGATATTGAAGGATGCGATAGTGATGATGAAAATATAAATGAAGATGATGATGATGATGAAAAAGAATTATTAAAAACAACAAATTGGACAATGAAATTATCAATGAGACAAAAAAAAAAAGAAACAAAATTAAAAACAAAATATATGAATATAATAGATGAATATAAAATAAAATTATCACCAAATAATGAAAAAAATAAAAAATATATAGATAATTTATATTTAATAGAAATAAGAAATAATTTAAATAATAGAGTAGATGAAGAAAAATTAGATTTAGTAAAAAAAATAGTATATGAATGTTTGAATTCAGATAGAATGAATGATTATGGTAATTGGATTCAATTAGGATTTATTTTAAGAAATATAGATGAAAGATTATTAGATTTATGGGATGATTTTTCAAAAAATAGTGATAAATATAAAGTAAATACATGTCAAAAAAAATGGAATACAATGAAAGATGATAGATTAGGATTAGGAACATTAATATATTGGGCAAAAATTGATAATCCTGAAAAATATGAAGAATTATTGAATAAATCTTTAATAAAATATGCTGATAAATCAATAGAAAATCCAACACATTATGATGTAGCAAATTTAGTATATAAAAAGTATGGAGATGAATTAAAATTAGTAAAAGGAAATAATTGGTATATTTATGATAGAAATTTACATAAATATACAACAATGATAGATGGATTAGATTTATCGGCAAGATTAAGTACAGATATTCATGAAATATTATTATCAAGATCAAAAGAATGGGCAGATAAAGCAATGAAATATGATTTAGATGCTCCAGAAAGAGCATCATTAACAACTAAATGTGATAAAGCTCAATCATTAATGAAAAATTGTAGAATGACAAGTTTTAAAGATAATGTAATAAAAGAATGTAAACATTTTTTTTTACATAAATATTTTGATGATGAATTAAATGAAATACCATATTTAATTGGATTTATAAATGGAGTATATGATATAAAAAAAGGTATTGAATATAAAGATGATATTACAGATATGGGATTTAGAGAAGGTAGTCCTGAAGATTATTTAAGTTTTTGTTGTAATCAAATTTATAGAAAATATGATAAAAATGATCCAGTTGCAATAGAAATTAATGATTTTTTAAAAAAAGTTATACCAAATGATAAAATTAGAAAATATCTAATTATACAATTAGCATTAGCATTAGATGGATCTTTTAGACAAGAAAAATTTTTTATATTAGCCGGAAAACAAGGTAGTGGTAGTAATGGAAAAAGCACATTAATAAATTTAATTGAAAAATCTTTTGGTGATTATTTTACTCCATTAAATGTTTCATATATTACACAAAAAAGAGCTACTTCTAATAGTGCAAATCCTGAAATTATTAAAACAAAAGGAACCAGATTTGTTTGTATGTCAGAACCTAATGATGGAGATAAATTAAATGTTGGAAAACTTAAAGAAATGACTGGTGGAGATTCATTATCATGTAGAGGTTTATATAAAGATCAAGTAGAATTTAAACCACAATTTACTGTCTTTCTTACTTGTAATTATGTTCCTGAAGTTACATCCAATGATGAAGGCACTTGGCGAAGAATTAAATTAATTGAATTTGTTTCTAAATTTTCAGAAACTCCAGATTATTCTAAACCAAATGAATATTTAGCTGATAGACATTTACCTGAAAAAATTAGTTCTTCTGAATGGACATCTACATTTATTTCTATGTTAATTCATATTAGAATCAATATACCTAATATTAATAATATTGAAGAACCTAAAGAAATTACAGAAGCTACTAAAAGATATGCAAGAGAACAAGATTTAGTTGCACAATTTATTAATGATAGAATTATTAGAGATTTTAATATTAAAGAATTTTTATCAATACAAACCATTTATGGAGAATATAAATTATGGTTTAAATCTAATACTGCTAATAATAAAGCACCACTTTCCAGATCTAATTTTGAAACACAATTATCAAGAAATGATTTCTTTGAAGAAAAAAATAAAGTTAATAAAAAAACAGGGAATTGTTGGAGATATTTAAAAATTGTTATTGAAGAAGATAATAATGATGAAGATATAGAAATTATATAAAAAAAATGAATTATATATTATAAATATACTAATAAAATGGATAATATTAATACTATTTTTTATAACTTAAAAGATTTATTAATTGATAGAAATGATGATATTACTAACTTTTTAACTCAAATTAATACTACTACATATAAAGATTTTTTATCAACTGATTTAAATAAATTAACTTTTTATACTAATAATACTTGTATTATATTTTTATTAAATAATGAAGTCAAAAAATTATTAATTAGTGATATCAAAATCAAAAATGATAGCACAAAAATTGATGATTCTGAAAAAAAACCTAATCTTATTTATACTAAATATAAAGAATTTATTGAAAATCATAATAATATTGTTAATTATATCATTATTTTTAATAATTTAACATCCAGTGATAAAAAAATTATTAATTCATTTGATAAAGCTATTCAACATCTTAAAGGTGGATTATCTATTTTTTTAGATAACGATTTATATTTTAATCCTACTAAACATCATTTAGTTGATAAACATCGTAAATTAAATCAAACTGAAATTATTGATATTATGACTAAATATAATGTCACTATTAAAAGTAAATTTCCTGCTATATTAAAAACTGATCCTATATCCAGATGGTTAGGACTTAAATCTGGAGATATTGTTGAAATTGATAGATATAATCCAAATTGTGGATTATATAAATATTATCGAGCATGTATTTAAAACTTTAAATTATTAATTATATTATGACTATTGAACTAATCGAATCTTTAATTAAAGATAATACAGAATTTAATAAATTGTTCTCTAATTTTACTACTTCACATAATATTATTTATATACTTAAATTAGAAAATAATAAATATTATGTTGGTAAAACTAAAAATATTTTAATTAGATACAAACAACATACTTATGGTAATGGTTCATTTTGGACTAAAAAATATAAACCAATCAATATTGATAAATTAATTTATGATTGTGATGATTTTGATGAAGATAAATATGTTAAAATTTATATGTCTATTTATGGTATTGATAATGTTAGAGGAGGCACTTATATTCAAGAAAAACTTTCTAAAAATACTCAAAAATTTATTATTAGTGAAATTAGAATGGCTGAAAATAAATGCCTTTTATGTGGATCTACTGATCATTTTGCAAAAACATGTATATATAAACATAATATTTTTATTCGATTCTTTTTATATATTATTAATTTTATTAATATTAATAAATATAAAAGTAATAACTATGTCAACAGAAAAAATACTAAATTTCGACGAAATAAAATTTAATTATTTTGATACAGGAATAATAAACAATATAGATAAACCTATTATTTTTAAATGGATTTCAACAACTGGTGATCCATTTGTTGATAATTTATTAAGTATTAATCCTACTTATACAAATCCTAAAAATCAATTTAACATTACATTTGGAACTAATATTTTTAATAGTTTTTATGATACAACCGATGCAGACGGTAGTAATGCTGATGGATTACAATCTACTCTTGAATCAGCTATTAGTGCTGAAGACCAAACCGCAATAACAACTGCAGAAAATAAACATGCGGCGGCTACAGGTTTTTATACTGAAAAAACTTCCTTATTTATTTTAAAAAAATTAGATTTTTCAAATACATCCTCTGAACCTACTCTTACAATTCCAACTGAAACTACAAACAATATAGATTTTTATCATTGTGAGCAAATTAATACTTTATTAGGAGGAGGATCATCTAATAATTTAAAATATAAAATTAATAATATTTGTTATTTATATCAAATATACAAAAAATTTTATGATTCAATAGATAAAGATGATTTTACATTACATTTTAATAATACTGTTTCAATAGAGTTGTATAAATATACAGATATTAGTGTTGAATCAATAACATTACCACAATCCGTAACTTATGAAGATAAATTTATAGATAAACTAATTGTAGATAGTGATAATGATAATATATTATTAAAATGTCATATTGATTTTTTAAATAATTTAATTGAAACAAAAAAAGATGATCCAGAAAATTTGAAAAAAAGAATTTTTTTATATTATAATATTATCAAAATATTATTTCAAGTTTATATTACCGATTTATTTTATCAATTTAATAAAGCAATTGAAAATATATTTGAGAATGGTGGTAAAAATTTAATTACTATACCATATATAAAAGAAAACGACGGTACTTTAAAAAAAGATGATAATGGAGATTATTTTACTACTGAAACTATTAAAATCGAAATTATAAATCATATAACTAAACATTTTAATGATAATTTTATTCAAAAATGTAAAGATGAATTATTAATTAAAAATAAAGAAATTAATATATTTGCTTATGGTATTAGTGCTTTGGATTTAGGATCTATTTTTACAAAAAAAACAAGTTGTATTTTTCAAACAGACCGTGATGATATTTTAAAATATATAGAAAATAAAATTATAGATAAAGATAAATTTGTAATTATAGACATAGATACTAAAAATATTCATAAGTTAAATAATAATATTACAATTACACAAAGTAATGATAAATATGAAATTAATTTAACTGACCATTCAGATATATGTAGCTTAAATAGTATTAAAATAATATCAAAGAATAGTTATGCTGAAAAGTTAAAATATGATTATTTTAATTTAGAATTAACAGATTTAAATAAAAAATATTTTGAAAAATTAGATGTTTTAGATGATAAACAATCAAAAAATATATCATTAAATGATAATTATAAATATATAAATTTATTTTATTATTTAACTTTTATTATTATTATATTTATTGTTGGATCATTATTAAATCAAAGTGATATTAATAAAATAATATTATATTTAATTATAACGATAATTATATATTCTTTATTTAATGTATATACAGAAACAAGAGAATATTTTGATAACGGAGATATTGCAGATGGAATTAATACAGAAATAATTTTATATGTTAATAGTTTATTTTTAATTGCAGATTCAAAAATAGAATTATTTTATTTATATAAAAAATTATCAGAAAATACAGAAAAAGAATTAAGTTTAAAAATATTACAGGATAAATATATTGATCATAATATTATAAATGAAGAAGAAAATATTAATAGTTCTTGGATAAATTATTATAGAAAAATAATGTTTATTCATACATTATTTTTGATGGTATTAGTAATTATAATATTTCATTTATTAAATTCAATATTTAGTGGTGTTACATATATATTATTATTAATTTCTATTATTGCATTTATGGTTATATTATTTTTATATTTTTCAAAAATAAATAGTATAGTTAGAACAAATTCTAAACATAAATATTGGAGTAATATGAAAATATAATATAATATAACTAATAAAAATAATGAGTATAACATTAGATAACTTATTATATAAATTTAATAATTTTAAAGATAATGTAAAAGAAATTATTATAAATAAAACAACAAATGTAGAAACAACTGTACATAATTTTGATGAATTTATTCAAGGAGGTTCAGGTAATATTTTTACTGATATAAATAATAATTTTATAACAAAATTAGGATATTATGATGATACCGAATATACATCAAATGATATAAAAACTGGATGTCGAAATTCACAAAATACAAAATTAGATACTGTATTATCATCAACTATATTTGATTTAAATAATCACAAGGGTGTTACAAATATTCTTAATTATAGGGATTTAATAAATATTAGATATGATAAAGATAATAATTTATTATATTTAAAAGAACCCAACGCTAAACTTTATGATTTAAGTAATAATATGGGAATAAATACAAAAATATATAAAAAACATATTTGTTTATATTTATTATTAAAATATTATTATAATAATAAATTAGAAGATGAAGATGAAATTGATATAACAAAATATAATAAAAAATCAATTTTTCCTATTCCAGATAGTGAGATTGATGAATATCTTAAATTATTTAAAGAAAAATTTATAGACGATTCAAGCAAAAATTTAAAAAATAGAAATGATTATATAGTAATATTATATCATTATTATAATGTATTTATAACTTTAATTAATTATAAAATAATTTATGAATTTATAATTACAAATTGTAATATTCATCATACAATAATTAATGATGATTTTAAAAATGAATATATCAATTATTGTGATTGGGAAAATTTAATAATTAAAAAAGAAGCTAATAAATGTGAAAATGTTGATGCTCCAACTACTATTAACTGTAAAGTTAATTTTGCATTATATAATGCAGATATTATGAATACTGATTTAGAAAATTCTTTAACAGGAATAAGTTACACTGATACAGAGTTAATAGATGAATTTAATAGATTTTATTCTATTTCAAAAGTAGACACATATAATGATGTATTAATAGCTGATAGTAGTTTTTATAAATTAAACAGTAGTAAAAATCAATTATATTTAAAAGACGAAGACGTTTGTAGTGGTCCAGCTACATATTCAATAAATTCAGATTTTATTGAAAATAGTAAATGTAAAGATTTTGATAAATTATATATTGAAACTGATGATCATCAACATGATAATTTTTATAGTTCTTTAAAAAGAGGTTTATCGAGAAAATTACATGAAGATTTTCAAGAAAATTTAAATGAAATGAATTTAACAAAAAATATAGTAAATTTAAAAGATAAAGAAAGCAATGATTATAATAGTATAAAAGAAACAATAAAGAATAAAGAAGATAAAATTAAAAAAACAGATAAAGATATAAAAGAAAATAATAAATTATTAAACAGTTTTAATAATAAAGATAAAAGATTAATATATACATATTATATAACAATAATAATATGTTTTATAATATTATTAAGTTTAATTAAAATTAATGATAACAATATGATATTATCAATAATAATATTTTTATTAATAATTTATTATATATTAATTTCTTATTTAAATAATGTAAATACAAAAGAAAATTTGCTGGGGTTCAAGCCGTCTGTGCCCATGCAGTCCGGATTTGGGGCGGCAGAGGGAGACGAGGAGGAGGAGGAGGAGGCGGCGCGCGTGGCGGAGGAGGAGGCTGCGCTCCACGCTGCTGCTTGGAAAGAACATATTGATAGTAAAAAAAAAGAATATATGATAAAAACATTATATGATGAATTAAAAGAAATAAGAGTAAATAATTTATCATTAATAAATAATATTATAGACGTAACAGAATTTAAAATAAGACATGAAACATCGTTAAATGAAATAATTGATTATACAAAATATATTAAAGAAAAGGATAATAGATATAAAAATACATTATTATTATCATTAAATAATTTATATAATTTAAATGATAATTTAAATAGTAAAGGTTATGATTTAAAAATAAAAGAGATAAATATAAATTTTATGATATTATTATTATTATTAATAATATTAATATTATTTTTAATAAATTTAACAAAATTAAATAATATAATAATGGGTTTTGGAATAGTTATATTTATAGTGATAATAGGAATATATTTTTATAAAATAGCAAATATTAAAGAAGGAGATTATAGAAAAAAATATTGGTTTAGTGTTTAAATATTTTTTGAATTTTTCCATAAATCAGATTTATTAACATTATATTTATCAATATGTTTACAATATCCTCTCCATTTAAATCCAGGACAAGTGCATATAGTATCAATATGTTTATTATTATTTTTAAGAAAAATATAATAAATATAATAATGAATATCACTATAAGTTTCACTTTTAATAATTATTTTTTTAATATCAATTGGTGATGAATTAGTTTGTGAATGAGTTTTAGAAGTTTTCCATAAGTCAGAATTAATAGGATCATATGTTTCAATATGTTTGCATTTATCATTTTTAATATAATCTTGACAAGAACAAATAATATTTCTTGGATTTAAAGAATCATCATTCCATGTAAAATATAGAATATTATGATTTAATTTAAGATTTTCTTTATTTTTAATAGTAATTTCGTTAATAGTAATATCAGACATATTTAATATAAAATTAAATAAAATTTCATTTTTTTTTTTATATATATTTTTTATAAATATATAATGTCATATTTAAAAGAAAATTTAAAATTAGATTTAAAAGGTTATATAAAAAAATTTAAAATAGATCAAAATAATATATTTAGTAATAAAATTAAAGAAAATATTCAAAATTTATTAGCTGAATATGAAAAAGATACTATATTTACAACATTAACAGATATAAAAGAAGAAGATAATACTGATAATGTTGTTGGGGAAGCAGAATATATATTAAAAACATTTACAGAAACATATGAATATGGAAAATTATGGAAAAATATAGGAAAAGTAGACCCGGGTGCAGCAAATATAATACAATTCGATGGAACTGTAAGTAATACTATGAAAAAAAAAATAGTAAATAGAGAATCTCTAACTGAAAGTGAATATTATGTTTTAAAGGTTATTCATCCTAAAATTGATGCAAGTAATTATATTGTAATAAATTTAGATAGTGAGGGTAATTATCCAGGTTTAATTTCACATTATTTTGTACCAGATGATAAAATTAAATTTGGAAAAAAATGGGAATTATATGATGGTATTCCAGAACCAAATATTCAAATAAAATACGATAATGAAGAATTAGGTAAAAAATTATATGAAAAAATATCAAGTGACATTTATAGAGTTGAAATAGAAGATAAAGATATACCAGAAAATTTAAAAATATATAATTATATAGAATATATATTTGATAATAAAAAATATTATTTTATACCATTAAATAATGATATATTAAATAATTTATTATTAGATATAAAATTTAATAAAATTTATGTAAATAATTTTAATTTAGTTACAGGTGGAGATATTATGGATATAGCAAAAGAATTTACAAACATAATAATTCAATTAAATAATAAAAAAGAAAGAATTGATTTAAGTGATTTAGATTTAGATGATTTAGTAGTAAGTGGTAATGATTATAAAGTTAGTGAGTGTACAACTGAAGAATTAGTAAAAATGAGATATACAGCATTAATGTTATATATTAAAAAATTATTTAATTATAATAATAATTATAATATAAATAATATATTTGATTTAACAGAGATTGATGCACATTTAAAAGCTAAAGATATAATAAAACAAATATATATAGATAATTATACTGATGGTGGTACATGCAACACTGCAGTAAGAGGTCTTAATTCAAAAATATTTAAAATAGAAAATACTGATTCAGTTATAAATAATAGTATAAAAGATAGAATAGATGCTACTGTTGACGATAGTAATAGGACTATTACTATTTTTAAAAATGATAAGATTATATTTGATACAGATATTGAGTTTACATCTGCAGCACGAGCTCAAATTCCAACAGCAATTCAAATAGGAACAGGAGAAGAAAAAAAATATATATTTGAATTTACTGAAATTAGCAATGATGATTATACAACATACTCAATAGGTAGTAGTGAATTAACAATTAATGTTACAAATAATGTATTAGATAATTTAAATGAATTAGCAATATATTTTTATTTAAAAGAAACTTTATTAAAATTGCATAATAATATATATTTAGAATTAAATAAGTTTATAGAAAATAAAGGAAATTTGATACATTTTAGTAAAGATATAAAAGAGGTAATAGAAGTATTAAATTTTATAAAAATATTAATATTTTTAACAATAATATATATATTAAAAAATTGTAGAATACAACAAGATTTAACTAATATTTTATCAGATGAATTAGATAAAATTTATTTAAATGTAATGAATAGTCATTCAATATCTGATTCTAAAATAGCTGATAGTAAATCAAAAATAAATGATATAGATGATAAAAAAGAAAAAACAAATGAAAATATAAAAAGTTTAAAAAAGAATGAAGAAAGAATAAAAAATTTAAAAAATAAGCAATATTATGAAATAGGAATAGTGGTATTATTGATAGTAATAATAATGGTATTATTATTAAATTTTAATTTAGATAATAGTAAAAAAGTAAATATAAAATATTTATTATGTTTGAGTATAATATTATTAATAATAGTATATAATTTTGATAAAAATTATATAGAAAATTTTGCAACTAAAGATGAGCAATTTATTTTTATTGAAAAATATATAAAAAATATAAATTTAACAAATTTTATAGGTATAAATGAGAAAGTGATAAAGGATGATTTCGATCAAGTAGTAAAAAGTGATTTAATAGGTATAAATAGTGATTTCTTAAAAATAAAGGGAAATGAGATAAGTATAAATGAAAGTTATAATAAATTAAATAGGGAAAAAAGGGTAACAAAGTATAGTATATATTTAGTAATATATTTATTAATAGTAATATTATTATTGAATGTATTGTTAGTAGAATTAAATTTAGATAAAAAAATATTGTATGTATTAGGAATAATATTATTAATAATGGGAATATGTTTGTATATATATATGGTAACAAGTATAAGAGAGAGGGATAGTTTTAAGTATTATTTTCCTATATAAAAATGATAAAGATAAAGTAAAATAAAAAAGAATGTATAAAGAGAATGAATATAGGGATAGGGTATATAAAAAGTTTAATGAATATTTAGGTAAAAAAATAAGTGAAAAGATAATAATGAATATAGAGATAGGAATATATAATAATAGTTTAAAATATGGAAAAGAGAATGGAATACCATTAACATGGAATTGTAGTCATTTCGTGAATATATATTTAAATAAAAGTATAAGTATATATAGTAATTTGAAGTATTATAATAAAAATTTGTTAGATAAGTTAGAAAGTGGTGAATTAAAGGGTGAAAAGTTGGGTTTTATGAATCGTGAAGAGTTATGTCCATTAAAGTGGGAAGATTTGATAAGTAATTATAATGAGAAGTTAAAGAATGCATATGAGATAAAGATAGCATCGATGAGTGATCATATAATATGTAGAAAATGTAAAAGTAATAAGATAGCATATAATGAATTTCAAAGTAGAAAGGCGGATGAGGGATCAAGTACAGCCTATACATGTTTAAGTTGTAACTATAAGTGGAAAAAAAATTAAAAAAAAAATGATATAAGCAAAAAGAGATATATATTATAAAAGAAAGTATGTCAAATAAAATTTTTAAAGGTTATACAGATGAATTAGATGCAAATAAAATAAATATAGCAGATATGAAAGAATTAGAAACAAAATCAAAATTAGCATATGTCTCATATGGTGAGACAAATACGGCATTAATAATTCAGACTCCATTATTATTTGTTCCATATGCATTTGGTGGAATGTTTAATGGAAAATTAATTCATGCATTATCTTTATCATTTGGTGATTATAAAACAAATGATAAATTAAAAAAATTTTATAATAATATGTTAGATATTGATAATATAATAAAAAGTCATGCTATAAAAAATTATAAATCGTGGTTTCCAAAATTGGAAGGTAAATCTGAAGATTATATTAAGGATGCAATTAATACAAATTATCAACCAATAATAAAATTTAGTATTGATAAGGTGACAAAAAAACCAAGTGAAAAGTATCCTCCAGTTTTTAAGGTAAAGATTCAATATGATGAAGAGTTAAGTAAATATGTAAAGATAGATTTAACAGATTTGAATGATCCAGGTTTAACATATGATTTTAATGATATGAAAGAAAAGATGCATCGTTCAAATATGAAAGTGTTATTTCGTATAACAAGTATTTGGTTGGTGCCGGCAACAGGAATGTTTGGTGTAACGGCAAAGGCTTCAATGTTAAAGGTAGGATTTCCAAATGATGTAAAGGATGTATGGAGGTCAGATAGTGAGGATGATAATGAAATAAAGGATAAGATAGAGGAGATGTCAATAATGAAAGATGTAGAAGAAGAAATTTTAGAAGCAAAGATGAAAGATTTAAAAAAGACTATAAAAGATAGTGAAGATGAAGATGATGAAGAAGATAAAAAAGAAGATAAGGATAGTGAAGATGAAGATGATTTTTCTTCAGGTGTAGTAGTGGAAGAAAAGTCATCTTCAGATGAAGATGAAGATGAAGATGAAGAAATAAAACCAAAATCTAAATCAAAGAAAAGTGAAAATGATGATGAGACAAAGTCAAAAAAGAAACCAATAAAGAAAAAATCAAAGTAAAATAATAATAAGAATAGAGAATATAAAACTTAAAATAATTTTACCAAAAATATTGATATTATTGTTATCATCAATGATAGTATTAATTTTATCAAAACCAAATAAAATTTGAAATATATTTATAAAAAGTGTATGAAAAATATTTAAATTAAAGATAAAAAAGAGTATAAAAGAGATAATAATTAGTTTGAATCTATCTTTATCATTCATTTATTTTTATAATTGTATAAAAAATTATAACCAATTGGGAGAACCATTATAGAAATTGATAGAATTTTCGGATAAAGATTTATAAAATATGAAAGCATGTGTAGATGCATCATTAGTATCATTAAGCATTTCAAGAACCATTTCACAAAATTTATATACATAATGAGGATATTCATCATTAAAATCTTCAGAACATAAATAGTAATAATTATTAACATAATCATGATAAGTATTTAAAATATTGATAATAGTTTCATAATCTAAATCAAAATACCATCTAATATCTGTATAATAACCAAATTTATCTAATTTAAGGCAAATATCTGTATATGCATTAACAACAGATAACCATTTATAATCATCATCATCAATATAAATATCTTTAATATATATATAATGATATAATCTATCAATATCATGTTTATTAATAGTATTCATAGTATAAGGATTATATTCATCATTAGTTTTAATATGATATAAAAGGTTTAATGTATCAAAACAATAAATAATATTATTATCAATAATTTGAAAAGGTAATTGTATATTATTAATTTGTTCAAAATTAAAGATATCAAAATCATTATATGGTTTTCCTAAATTAAGACCAGATATATTATTAAGGTATTTTTTCCATAATAATTGTAATTTAATAATTTTATTATTGGTAGATTTAAGAAAAAAAACGGTAGAATACCATTTAAGTTTATTAATTAAATCAATAATCAATTTTTTTTTTGAACATTTTTTTAAAGATGAATAATTTAATTTATAACCAAAATTTGTGCAAATTTGATATAATTTATTTTTATTATTAAAAAAAATATTAATAAAAATTTTATAAATATGATGAAAATCATAATTATATTTATATAAATATGTATATAATGAAATAATATCAATAGTTTGAATAGGTTTATTATGAATAATTTGTGTATTAATAAGATAATAAAAATCAGGATTTTTAATATGTAAATGTTTAATACAAAAATTATTAGAAATATCTGTAATATTATGATGACATTTTTCACCATTATTATTAAAATCTCTATATATACATTTTTTAATAATTTCAGACATATGTTTTACTCATTAATAATTTAAATAATTAAATCTTTATAATTAAAAATATATTATAATTTATAAATTATAATAATAATATAGCTTGATAGTGATTTTTATTAATTCTGTATAAATAAATATAATTTTGTTTAAAATCATAATCAATAGGTGGTAATAGACCATCAAAAATAGTTTGTGGTGAAATTTTAAATTTAATATTACAATTATCTAAATAGCTTGTTAATAAATCAATATCATATTGACATGCATATGTAGCCGAATTATCAACTTTAGCAATATATTCAGATATAATTTCTCTAAATTTTTTAACATTTAATGGTTTATTATTTTTTAAATTTTTATAATCAAACCAATTTTCAGTAATATATAATTTATATAAATCATCATCGAGTTCTGATAAAAAATTAAAAGTAGATAATGATATACCATTATCTTGACCATTTAATGTTTTTTTGGATAAAAAATCTTTTCTTATCCAATAAACAAATTCATCTTCAGTAATTTTTTTTTTAGTTCTCCATCCAGATCTTTTATTAAAACAATCAATAAAATTAAAAATATTATCAGTATGTTTTAAAACAGTATAAATAGCTCTATAAAAACAATTACCATCAGACCCAACATCTTGAACAATATATTTATTATTATATTTTTTATCAAGTAATAATTTATTTTGTTTTAATTGATCTTTATTAATAATAGGATCTTTAACTTTAATTTTTTTTTCTTTATCAGAAGATTCATCAGTAGAAGAATCAGAAGAAGATTCTGAAGATTCATGAGAAGAAGATTGAGAAGAATGTGAAGAAGATTGAGAAGAATGTGAAGAAGATTGAGAAGGATCTGAAGAAGGATCTGAAGAAGGATCTGAAGAAGGATCTGAAGAAGATTGAGAAGAATGTGAAGAAGGATCTGAAGAAGATTGAGAAGAATGTGAAGAAGGATCTGAAGAAGATTGATTATTTAATAATTGTTTATTATTATCAAATAATTGAAAATCAATAGGTATAAGTTGATTAGAATTAATATATGAATAATAATCATAATATTTATTTTTATATTTAATAAATTTGTAATTATCAATTTTTCTAATAACAACAGTTCCTTTAATTTTTTTATTTTGTTTGATATTATTATTAATAATATTAAAAGTTTCATCATAATAATTGGGTGTATATGCTAATTGATTTTTATCAATATTAATAGGCCATTTATAACAATTAGAATAATTATTATTTTTAGATAATATGTTACAATCAAAAGCACTTTGTTTCATAATATCTAATAATTTATCAATTTTAATTTGTTTTTGTTCAGCTTTATGTAAAATTTCTTGATCAGTAGTCATAAGTTTATATTTATATTGAAAAGTTTTGTTTTTTTTAATTTGTAAAGGTGTAGCTTGCATAAGATAGATATATGAATTAACAGTTTGTTCATCAATAGGTAAATCAATATGACTTCTATTTCTGACAGCTCTTCCAATAACTTGTTTAATAATGGAAGTATTCCAATGTGGTTCAATAATTAAAACATTTCTAACAGCTTTAAGACTAATACCTTCAGATCCACTTTCAGTAATAATAAGAATTTTGATATTTTCTCCTCTTAAATTGTTATTAGAGTTATTAAAAAAGTTGATTTGTTCATTAGCTTTATCTTTATCTAAATCGAAAATCATATATCTTTTAAATGTATTAATATTATCATTAATTAATTTATTATTTTTATTAAGAGTAGCTTCTTCATAGCCTTTTTTATTTAAAAAGTCAGTAAATAAACCAACTCCTTCAAGTTCTCTAAATTGTGTATATACAAGAATTTTCCCAGGTAAATTATTAATATCTGCAATAATTCTAATAAATTTTGGACTAATTTCATTAAGTTGTTGATGTGTAAAATCTGTAGATTTAAATTTAGTTTTGATATCAGAAATATGTTTAATATAATCTTTATTATTGTTGATATCTTCTCCATTTAATTTTTTAATTAATCTTAAATCTTTAGGAAATTCTCTATTAATATTTTGTGGAAAAGCTAAATTACATGTTAATCTACTAAATGCTTTAAAAACGCCTTGATTCTCATCAGAAATTTTATTTTGTTTTCTCATATTATCTTCAATTTTATCTTCTTCTTCTCTCATTTTCATAAATCGATTAAATTGTAAATCAGACATATCTAAATAAATTTTTTGCATAGGAAATTGTGTAGGATAATCTGATTTATTTTTATCATAATCAACAAAACTAATAAGTCCCATAATTCTTCTTTTAATTAAATCATGATTATGAAAAATGTTATTATCATATGAAAGTAATTTATCAATATCTTTTTTAATAGTAGGAAATGTATAAAAAGTTTTAATTTTAAAATCATTATTATTAAAAATATTATTAAGAATATCTGAAGTATTATGAGTCCATTTTTGTTTAATTATAAAATTCTGATTATTATTATCTCTAATAAAACCATATGGTAATAATGAAATACTTGATGATTTATTATTAATATTATAAGTATCAATATATTTTAAATAAGTATCATTAATATTATTAAGTTTTTTATTAATATTATATGTAATAATAGGACCTCTTAATAAATTTAAAAGATATATAATTTCTTCAACTTTATTAACAATAGGTGTACCTGATAATAATAAAAATTTAGAATTATTAGAATTTAATAAATAATTATATAAAGTAATAGAAATTTGACTTTCATTATTAATTCTTCTAATAAATTTATGTGCTTCATCAATAATAACTAAACTATTATCAAAATAGTTTTTATATATATCAATATCTGGAGGTTTAAAAGTATCAACAAAATACATAATATTATCTTTATGAATGATATCATCAATAATTAAATTAATTTCTTTTTTATGAGTATCATTAGATATTTTATTATAAAAAGTATATTCAATAAAATCTGTTTTATTATAAGAAGGAACCCATGTATATTTATTTTTAAATTTTTTAAAATTAAAACCATATTTATTTTTAATAGAAAAATTAGTATCAATATTAATTTTAAACCATTTTTGTTGTAATAACCATTTTTTTAATTTTGATGTATTAATATTACCTTTAAATTTAATAATATTTTTATCATTTAAACCATTATAATGAATAAAATTAATTCTATTTAATATAATAGATTTAATAGTAAAATTAACATTTTCTTTATCATCTTTAGAAAGATCTCTATATTTAATATTAATTAATTTAGTTTTATTAAATTTATCTTTATTATGAAAATTAGGTATCCAACATATATTTTTAATTTTAATAGTATATTCTGAAAAAAAAGTTTTAATTTCATTTAAATTAGAAGTGCATTCAATTTTAGTCCATAATGTATTATAATTAGAATATTTTTTAAAATGACTTCTAATAAATAATTCTTTAATAAAATTATTTCTTAAAGAAGCAGGTAATAAAACAAAAATTTTTTTATTTTTTAATAAATATTGATTTAATATTCCGATAGAAGTCATAGTTTTACCAGTTCCTAATTCATGATATAATAATAAACCTCTATAAGGTGTATATATATTCATATATTTATTAATTAACATCTGATGCATATAAATTTGTTGTTTAAAATTTTTATTATATTGATCAGTATAATTATTAATTTTATCAGGATGATACATATTTTGAATATAATCAATATATCCAATTTTATTAGGTAAAACGTATTTATCAACCATATGTAATTTATATATTTAAAATATAATTATAAAGTAGTATTTTTAAAAGTTAATGATTTTTTAGATTTAAAATCAGTATTACTTAAATTATTATTAAAATTATAATATCCAATAACTGGTTGATGATCAGAATAACCATTATCTTCAATAATAGGATATTTTTTTCCACTAAATTTATAAGTATTATTAGAATTTAATTTATTATTAAAAGGACCTACCGAATTATCAGTATGAACAGTTAATTTATTATTAAAATTAGTTCCAATAATATCAGATTTATAAATATTTTGTTTTCTTCTTTCAAAATCAATAATACAACAAGTAGGATAACCATCATCTTTGAATGTAATATCAATATTATAATCTAATTTAATATTAGCCGATTGTGGTTGATAATTATCTAATTTAATATTATTTAAACCCATAAGATTAGTATAAAATTCATTAGAATCTAATAAAATTAAAATATTATCATTATTTTCATATTTTAAATATTTAATAATAGAATTAAATATATATTTAGTTTTATTAATAGTATTATTACCTTGATCGGGATAACCAATTTTAAAATTATCCATATGTTCTAAATGACCTCCAATTAAAATAATTTTTTCTTTTGTTTTTTTATGAATAATTTTTAAACCCAATATACCTCTATGTCTTAAATTTTTCCATATTTTATTATCTAAATCAATACCTTTAATTATTTTATTTTTATCAATTATAAATTTAGTTTTTTTTATAAAAATATAAGTTGCATATCTTAAATCATTTTCAGGTGAATCATATTGAATATAATATATTTTTTCTAATTTATCTTTAGGAAATTCATCAAACCAATCAACTTCTTGCAAAACTAAAATATCATATTTTTTAGCTAAAATATAATTAATAATATTAAGTTTGGAATCAATATTTTTTTTATATTTTTTATGTAATTCTTTAATTAAAATATTATATGTTAATAATTTAATTTTATTAGTCATTTTAATTAAAAAATGATATTTTAATTATATAAAATAAAATGGATGATATTTTGAATAATTTTAGAAATTTAAAAATAGATAATAAAAATATATGTATATTATGTCATAATTATTATGATAAATCATTATTTTATAATAATAATGATGTTTTATGTTATAATTGTAATAAAAAATATGAAGAATATATATATGATGATTATGAAGATATTAGTAATAATGATGGTTCAATAATATTTTAATGTATATAAATAAATGGTAACACCAACTGATATTAAATTATATAATAAAATTAAAAAAGAAATATATATTAAATATCCAATTCATTCTGCATATAGAAGCGGATTATTAGTACAAAAATATAAAGAAGAATATGAAAAAAAATATAATAATAAAAATTATTATATAGGTAAAAAACCAGATAAAAATGGTTTAAATGCTTGGTTTAAACAAAAATGGAGAAATAGTAATAATAATGTAGGATATGAAAGTAAAAATAATGAAATATATAGACCTACAAAAAAATATGGAAAAACTCCAATATTAATGAATGAACTTTCTAAAGAACAAAAACAAAAAGCAAAAAAAATAAAAGCATCAGGTAAAAGAATAAAAAATTTTAATAAATTATAATAAAAAATCAACAATTTTAGTAGCTTTATTAGTACCAATACCAGGTAATGCTTCTAAATATTCAATAGGATTATCCCAATCATTTAATGTTAAAATAAAATCTTTCATTGAAAGATGATTTTCTGCAATAATTTTAGCAATTTTAATATTAATATTAGGTATTTGAGATAATTGTAAAATAAAACAAGTTTTTTTATCTATATTTTCAATTTTTTTAGTTTTAGTTTTAATACAATCAATAAAATCCAAATTAGATTTTTTAAATCTATCGGGAATATCACATAATTTATTATAAATTTTAATAATAATATTAATAGTTTCTTCTATACTACAAGAAAAAATAATAGGAATTTTATCTCTTATCATTGTATTAATATATGCACTTGATAATTTATTATCAGTTGATAATACACTATCATTTTCTACAATATATAAAATATCATCATAATTATCCATCATTCTTTTTTTTTGTTCTTTATATCTACCATCTTTAATACTTGATAACATATCAGTAATTGTTTTTCTTTCAATAACAATATTAGTATATTTATTAATAATATGAATATCAGCTATATCTAATTGTTGAATATTAATATTAATATCAGAATATTTTTCATTAAATAATTTAATTAATTTAGTTTCTCTTGTATCAATTTTTAATAAAAGATCCATTTTAACTATATAAATATTTAATATATATATAATAATAATAATTATTTATATGGTTAAACTTATAAATTTAGGAAATACTTGTGCAATAAATTCATTAATTCAAAGTATATTAAATTGTGATATTAATATTATTGATTTAAAAAAACCAAATAAAAATTCATTTACATATGAATTTTTTGAATTTTTATTATTTTTAAAAAATAATAATAATGAAACAATTAAACCTTATAAATTTATAAATATGTTATTTAATACATTTAAAAATTTTAATAAAGGCGAACAAATTGATGCACAAGAATTATGGACTTATATTTCAAATAAAATTTTTGAAGAAACAAGTTATAATATTGATTTTAATGATAATATTATTAATAATTTACATAAACAAGCCTATATTGAAATTAATTTACATAATAATAATAAAAATTCAGAATGGAATAAATATTTTCAAGGTGTATTAATATATATTAATATTTGTAATCATTGTAAAACAAGAACTTTTAATTTTGAACCATTTTATAGTATTAATATAAATTGTGGTAAAACAATAATTGATATGTTAATTGATTATTTTAAAACTAAAGAAAAAGAAAAAATTACATTTAAATGTAATAAATGTAATATAAATAAAGAACATGATAGATTTATTAAATTTTATAGTTTAAGTAAATATTTAGTAATTAGTATCAATAGATATAATAATTATGGACAAAAAATAAATTCAGGAATTAAAATTAATAAATCTATAAATTTAAGTAGTAATATTTTAATTAATAACAAAAAAAATATAATTTTAGATTTAAAATCATCAATATGTCATTATGGAAATTTAAATAGTGGACATTATAATAATATTAATATTAATGATAATATTATTAATGATGATGAAACTAATATTAATATCAATAATATTAATGAATTATTAGAAAATAATCAAGATTCTTATATATTATTTTATAGTATAAAATTTAAATAATTATTTTTCTTTATTTAATATTAAATCCATCTTTTTATCTAATTCTTTTATTGATTCTATTATTAAACCAACCATTTTACCATAATATAAACTCATTATATTATTTTCATCTTTATCTACAGCTTCAGGTAACACTTTATATACATCTTGAGCTATTAAACCAGTATCTAATATATTATTTAAATCCTTTCTTTTAAATGTATAACCTGTTAATGTTTTAAGTTTTTCTAATGAATTTTTTATTGGTTTTAAATCAGTTTTTAAAGAAATATCTGATATTGATTTAACTCCCTGATTTGCTTTTATTTTTCCTGTAAATGTTGATGTTCCATCAACATATAATGCATCATCATTATCACTATATTTTAATTTATTATCTGAAGAACCTAATTCCTTAATTTGTTTCGAACATTTTATATTACCATGAACTTTTAATGTATAATTATCATCATGTTTATCTCTTATATCATCTTTTATATTATAATCTCTTATTTCTACCAAATTAATATTATTTTTACTTGAAAATTTTATATTACCATATGTATTTAATACTATATTTTCAATATATTGAGTATAATAGTCTTCTCTATTAGATAAACCATTAAGTTTTGGAAATTGTTGTTCATAAGTTATTCCATTTTTAATATAATTTTTATAAAAATCTTTATTCCATTTATTATTTCCAGATAATCTGTTTAAATAATTAGTAGGTTTTCCTATAGTTGTCAATGATTTATCATTATCTATATAAACATTAAAATATCCATCATTACCTATAGTAAAATATTTATTATTATCAGGAGATAAAGATAATTTAAAAAATAAATTATTATGATATTTAAATTCTAATTTATTATAACTATTTATAGTTTTATATTCAATTTTATAATCATTTAAATTTAAAGGTGTATCATATAATTTCATACCGTTAAGTTTTGAAATATAAATATCTTCATTAATAGTATATTGATCTTCATCTGCAATAATTAATTTATTTTGAATTAATGTTCGATCATCATTATATTTTAAAAATGTAGATTCTAAATTTGATATATTAACAGTATTAATTTTATTTTTATTACTTTTTGTAATATATTCTATTCCATCACTATTTATTTTAATTACATTTTTTATAAATAATTCTTTTAATACAAAATTATTACCACTAATATTACCAACATTAGTAATATTACAATTATTTAAATTAATATCAGATTTAATACTATTTAATGAAATTTCATCAAATGTAGAATGTTTATCTACTATCAAATTATTTTTAAAATGAGTTTTTTCAAAATTTATATCAATAATATTAGAATCATTATAATCACATTTTAAAAAACAAGGTGGTGGTAATATTCGTTCATTATTATCAATATAATAAATGTTTGTATTATTAACACTGTTATCAAAATATATATGTAAATTAAATTTAACATCAAATATTGGACTTTTTTTAATATTACCTTCTAAAAATTGATATGTATAATCTTCTTGATTATAACTATCAAATTCACTATTAAAATGATTAATTATATATTCTTTGAGACCTAAATCATCAGGATCAGTATCATTATGAATAAAAAATATAAATATATCAAATTTAATAATTGGTTCGCCGAGAATTGAATTATACTCATTATAAAAATTTGTTATAGAAGTACCAGTTTGGTCAAGTTGTAATATTTCTAATTTATATTCATTATAATCAATTTTATTTTCAATTAATATGTCTAAATTTGAATAATGATCAGTTTCTAAAAGTTCTGAATCTGAAGCTAAATATGTAAAAAAATTATTTTCTTTTTTTAAAAAATTTATATTAGAAGGTTGAATTGATATTTTAATTTGTTCACTATTAGATGTTGTTTGATGAATAGATATAAAACCTATATTTTCTATTAAATTAATTTTATTCCAAGTTTTTGTAAATTTATTATTATTTTCATTATATTCCATACTTAAATTAAGAATAGGAAAATAATTATTTAATAATTGATAATCAGAATTATTATCATTACGATGTAAATGACATATACTATTATTTTCATTAATTTTAAAATTATAATTACTATATGAAGTAATATCATAAATAATATTTTTATTTTTACCTATAGTAATATGACTATCATTATTAATATTTAAATTAGATGTTTGTAATATATTATTATTTTTATTTATTAATAATACATTTTCAATATTTATTGAATTACTATTTATTTCAAAAATAATATTATCATTATTTTTAAATTTTATTGAAGAATTATTTATTAAATTTAATCCATTATTTTGAATAATACAACCATTATTAAAAGTTGATTCTCCACTAAAAGATGTTTCTGTTAAATTTAAACCTTGAATAGTAATATTAGAAGTATTTGGTATTATATTATCAACATGTATAGTATTATTAAAATAAGTATCATTATAAAAAATATTACTATTATTATTAATAATTAATTTGTTACTTAAATCAATATTACCAGATGTTGTTAAATTAGAAGTTTTCAATTGATTCGAAACTTCAATATTTGTAAATTTACCTAAACCAGTAATTTTTAAATTTTCTAATGATAATTCAGTATTTAAATATAATTCAGAATTATCAACACTAAATAAATTTTTTTGAGTCAATAAATTTTTAATATAAAATTTATGATTATTACCATTAATAAGATTTGTTCCAATCATTAAATTGCCAAATTGAATTTCAGTTCTATTATTATTTTGTAAAGTATTTAATCTAATTAAAGGTCCAGAATATGGTAAAGTATTATTTAAAAATAAAGAACTACTAAATTCAGAATCAGAAAATGATATTCCTTGATTAGTAGATTGAAATGGATTACTTCCAAATAAAAGTGACATTTATATATTTAGTATTTTTATTATATTTAAATAAAGAATTTATTAATTTTTATGTATTATCGCGTAAAGTTTGGTTTCATTTTAGTTGAATCGATTCCCCATTCTAATAAATTTTGTTGAATAACAGGACTAATATTAATATTATTATATTTTAATTTATTAATAGTATTTTGAAATCTGATTCTAAATCTACCACTTTGTTTAGAAGCAAAATTGATCCATCTTTTAATTTGTCTTTTATCATCAGATGTTCTTCTTCCTTTATAAAAATAACAATACCATTGAATCCATCCTCTTGGTGCATTAGATTCATCAATCCAACCTTTATCTAACCAATCATAATAACTGGAACCAGCTTTAACTTTAAATTTATTAATTTCTTTATTATATGTTTGTGATATTAATTTATTTTTATCAATATTTTTTAAAAATTTAAATTTATTAATATCATTTGAAGTATATGTTTTATTTGTGATATGTGATGTAATATTTCTAAAATAAGTTCCACCTAATATACCATATTGAAACATTTGTTTTGGTTTTAAATCTGGTTTAAAATCAGGATAATCTTTAAAATTCATTTTTATATAAATATTTTAATATATATTTATATAAAAATGTTTAAATTAATATTAGGAATTTTATTTGGTATTTCTTCATCTATTTTTACATCATATATACCAATTATATATTCAAAATTAATTAATGATTTATTATTAAATCATTATTTAGAAATAGATAAATTATTATTTTCATATATTTTTTATAAATTATTAAGTATTATTTTTGCAAGTTTAAGAGGTGGTTTTTTTAGTATATATATATATGATATATCAACAAATAAAAAAAATATACTTTTAAATAAATTACAAAAATATAATTTAAATTTTTTTGATAATTATAATAATGTTGATTTAAATAATATTTTTAGTAAAGATATAGAAAAATTAAGTGAATTATATATATTAAATGGAAATGTATTTATAAGAACATTAACTCAATTAATTATAACATTTTATCTTTTATTTAATTTATCAAAATATATGTTATTTTTATTAATAATATTATCTTTAATTCAAATTTTATTAATAAATTTATATCAAAAAAAAGTATATGATAAATCAATTAAAAATAAAAATGAAAAACAAGATGAACAAAATAAATTAATAAATGATTATATATTAAAAGTAGATTCTTATAGAACTCAAAATTTAGAAGAAAAATTATTAAATAGATTTAATGTATTACAAAATGAAATAACAATATTTAAAAAAAAGGAATCAATTTATTATTCTTTAAATATATTTTTAACAAATATATTTAATTCATTAATAATAGTTATAATAATTTTATATGGTATTAAATATAATATAAAAAATAATATTATACATTCATTTATAATTTATATAGATAATATTATTGAAATATTACAATCTTATAAATATATTATAAATAATATTTATAATAATTATAATATAATTGAAAAAATAAATAATTTTTCAAATTATAAAAATAATAATAATAATAATATTGTTCCTATAAATTATTTATTTAATTTTAAACCAGATATTATATTCAAAAATGTATATTTTAAATATAAAGATAAATATATATTTAATAATTTAAATTTAAATATACCTTTTAATCAAAAATTAGGAATATTTGGTAAATCTGGTATTGGTAAAAGTACTTTTTTAAAATTATTATTAAATTTTTATAATATTGAAAATGGTGATATATATTTAAATAAAATATTATTATCAACAATTGCTAATAATTTTTATTATAATGATATAATTAGTTATGTTAGTCAAGAACCTACATTATTAATAAATAATTATAAATTAAATAAAGAAAATTTAAATCAAATTGAATTTACTAAAGATATTATAAATTTTGATAAATTGAGTGGTGGTCAAAAACAAAGATTAATAATAAATCAAACATTATTAAAAAAAACACCAATATTGATAATGGATGAACCAACTTCATCATTAGACATTAATAATGAAAATATATTTTGTAATATTATTCAAGAAGAAATGAAAAAAAGAGAATTTACATTTATATTAATTAGTCATAATTATAATTTATTAAATAAATTATGTAATAAAATTATAAATTTTGATAATATAATATAAAATGAATTAAAAAAACAAATAATATTATAAAAAAGATGTTAAAATAAGAGAATAGACTATAAATAATTTTGTATTTTTTTCTGAACTATCCACATAACTATAATAATAATAATATTGTTAATTTATATCTATAAATATTTTTGATCATATGATTATTGATAAATTATATACTCGTGATCATATGAAAATTGTTTTTGATAAATATAGCTTTACTCGTGATCATATTTTTATTGATAAATATATACTCGTGATCATATGGTTATTGATAAATTATATACTCGTGATCATATGAAAATTGTTTTTGATAAATATAGCTTTACTCGTGATCATATTTTTATTGATAAATTGTTACACATGATCATATTTTTATTGATAAATAGCATTGTTATTTTGAGTTCGCGATTAACATATTTTTCTGAACAAAAATATACAAATTATATATTAATTTATATGAAAATAAATTAAATTTACATATTTTTTGTTACCCTAGTATAAAATATATATATATGGCAACTGATAAAATATCAACAGATGGTAATATACCAGATTATCATATTAATAAAGAAGTAATAAAGTTTGTAAATAGTCTACATACTAAATTTCCGACTTTTAAACATAAATATACAGGTGATAATCAATTAATAAAAGTTGAATATCCAGGAGATAATTTATGTTATAAATTAAAAATAGAAATAACACATTTTCCACCGGGAGGAAAACATAAAGATGATTATTTTAAAGGAATAATTGGATATTATAATAAAAAAAAACTTTATTATATACCATGGCATCTATCTATATATGCAAAAAATAGATCAGACAGTAAGACAACATATGTTCATATTACAAGAGAAAAAAATGATGATATTTCAAGTTTTTCATATAAAAATTATGAACGTTTACACGAAAATAAAAATATAATTGATAGAATTAATGATAATATAAATAATTATTATAGAAGAAATATGAATACCCAAACTTATTTAACAGATACTAGTATAGAAGATTTAATTGATTCATTATATAATAGTAGTGTTTATAAAAGATTATTATATAATAATCTTACAAATAATACCATTATTAGAAATAACTTAAATTATGATCAGATTAATATTTTAGATAAATTTGAATATTTTTTAAGACAAGGTATAATACATATTTTATTAGAATTTAATAAATTATTTGAATCAAATTCTAAAATTAAATTACTAAACGAAGAATTAATAGATAAATCAGTTATTATAGGAACATTAAATGAAAATAGAAAAAATTATAAATTTATAGAAGACCTTAATAATACAAAGTATTTTAAAGATACTTTAAATTATGAAAATATTAATGATTTAATTTATAACATTAATATAAATAGGTGTAGTTTAAAAACAAATACATATGATGAAATTATAAAAAAAAATTATGAATGTTATTTAGAAGAATCTTTTGATAAATCTTTTGATGATATTATTAAAGATAAAAATATGTTATTATTAACAGAAAAAAAAAAGCAAGATAAAATTAATAAAGAAATTATTACAAATTTAAAATCAATAAATGATTTAAAAGTAAATTTAGAAAAAGCTAAAAATAATAGAGAATATTTTATTGATAATAATAAAAATAATATTAATAATATTAATAAATTATCATTATGGACAATTAATAATGAAATAATAAGTTTAGATAATAAAATAAAATTAGATAAAGAAATATCAGATGAATTTATTATTTTTATTGAAAAATATACTAAATTAAATACTAATAATTTAATATCTTCAGATATTAAAAATGTAAAAATTAATAATAATAAATTTTTAATAATAAATAAAGATTTTAAAAATAAACTAAAAAAAAAATTAAATAATAATAATAAGTATTATTTTGAATACAATATTAAAGATTCAAAATTTATATTTACATCAAATAATTTAGAAGAATATGATGATTATTTTAAAAAATTGTTTAATGAATTAGAAGATTTTAATTCAAAAAGTATTGATAAAATAGAAAGTTTAAAAAGTATTTCTAACAATCAATCATCATTATCAACATCAAATTCAAATGAAACAGAATCAGAATTAAATTTTATAAAAGAAAATAAAATAAAAGAATTTAGTAAAAATTTTAATGATTTAAAAATATATATTAAAAATTATATAACAAAATATAAAAAAAATTATAAAAAAAATGGTAAATTAAAACTTTTAAGTAATATAGAAAAAACAATTGAAAATTATGAAAAGTTAGAATCAACGAATTCTAATGATAATGATAATAATCAAATTATAGCAAATATTATATTATTATTATTATTAGAGAAATATAGATTATTAATAAGATATTTTGATAATAAAATATATAAAAAATCAGATAGATTAAAAAAAATAGTTAATTTATTATATGTTTGTTTAAAAGATGAAGAAAATAACTCATTTTTAACTAAATATAATTTAATTAATGAAAATTATAATCTTGAAAAAATTACTGAAATAATTGAAACAACAATTAAAAAAAAATATACAATTGAATTAAACAAAATAAAGAATTATAGTAATTTAAGTGATTCAAAAAAGGGTCAATTAGAAAAAATTATTAAAACAAATAATAGTATTATTAAATTTGTAAATAATATATTGTTTAATGATACAAACGTATCTGAAAGTGATTTAGATAAAAAAATAAATTATTTTTTAATTAAAAACGATAAAAAAAATAAAGATTTAATTACTTTGTATATTAATAATTTTATTGAATCATCTAATTTTGAAATTAAAAAATCTGAAAAAGAACAATTATTTAACAATATTATAGAATTAATAAATATTTTAATAGAAAATAAATATATGATTAAGATAAAAGAAATAAAAACTGAATTAAAAATAAAAAAAGATAAACATTTAGAATTAAAGATATCTTCTAAAGAAATAAAAAATAAATATTTAAAATTTAAAAAAGAATTAAAAGAAGAAATAGAATTTAATAGAAAATATTATGATGAAATAATAAACATTTATAAAATTTTTAAAAATAATAGTATAAGAGAATTTATATAAAATTAATTATATTTATTAATAAAATAATAAGATATTAAAGTATAATAAGCAATTTTTAAAATATCATCTTCTGATATATTTTTATAATATATTTTTAATGACTCATCAATACTAATACCTTTATCAACAGCCATTTTATATGCATTTTTAATTATTATTTGTTTAAATTCAAAAGATGTATATTTTGTAGTATATTTTTCAATATTATTAATAAAATTTTTATTATGAATATAATTAAGTGATTTTAAATTAATTAGATTTAATATATTTTTATCATTAACTAATTTAATTAATTTATTATCTTCATAATAAATACTATAAATAGTTTTACTTAAATTTTCATATTGATTTAATTTATTAATATCAATAATTATTTGATTATCCATTAATTTATATTAAAATAAATATCATTTTTTTAAATATAATTTTTAATAACATAATATGTAACTAAAGTATAATAAGCAATATTTATAATATTTTCATTTGATATATTTTTATAATAAATTGATATTTCAATATCAATATCAGTATTATTTTCAATTGAATTATTATAAACTATATTAAAAATATTTTGTTTAAAATCTAAAGGTGTATATTTTTTAACATATTTTTCAATATAATAAATAAATTCTTTATTATTAATATAAGAATGTGATTTTAATTTAATTTCATTTAATATTGTTTCATTATCTAATAACTTAAGTAATAGATTATCTTTAAAATAATTAGTATAATATGTTTTATTAAGATTATCAAAATTATCTAATTGTGTTATATCATTTATAATTTTTTTATTTTTAAGAGTAATTGAATTAAACATAATAATTTATAATTTTTAAAATTATTCATTTTTTATATTATAATTTTTTTTTTTATAAAAATTTAATCTTTTATTAAATCTATTTTTAAATATTGAAAAATCATCAACAATATCAATAATTAAAGGAATATGTATTCTATTTTCTGGTTTTTCTCTTAATATTCTACCAATACTTTGTTCAATATCACTAATTGGGCTTGCAAATAAAAGCATATTTAAAGAAGGAATATCTAAACCTTCTTGTGCTAATTGAAAAGTACCTAAAATAATATCTTTAGTAGCCGATTCATCTAATTTATTTTGTTTCATACCTCCAACATAATAACCAATACTATAAATATTATCTTTTAATAATTCATATAATTCTTTTAATAATTCTTTTCTTTCAGATAAAATTATTAATTTTCTATTTTTTTCCATATTTTCAAAAATAACTTTGGATATAAATTCAATTCTTGGTTTAAAATTACAAATTTGACTTAACATACCAACAGCATTAATTTTATTATTAAATTTATTGGTTAATGTTTGAGAATATTCTAAACTATTATCATTAAATTTTAATGTTTTTACTAAAACATTATTATCATCAGTTTTAAATGTAGGTTTAATAACACATTTACCAATAAACCATTCAAATACTTTTCTTAATCCATCTTTTCTATTTAAAGTTGCTGACAATCCTAAAGTATAAGGAGAACATGTTTTAACTAATGCTTGACTAAATACTTCAGCACTTGTATGATGACATTCATCAATAATTACTAATCCAAAATCTTGAAAAATTTTATTAGGATAATCTTTCATTGCAATAGATTGTAAAGATGCAACAACAAAATCTTTATCTTCAATATCAATAATATTTTGTTTAATTTTGCCAATTTTAGAATTGGGTGAAAACATTTTAATTCTTTCTGCAAATTGAACATTTAGAAAATCTTTATGTGAAATAAATAATGTTTTTAATTTTAATAAACAAGCAATATAAATAGCAATAACAGATTTTCCACCTCCACAACCAATTGATATAATTCCACCCATTTTTAAAGGATCATTAATTGTTTCCATAAATGCATTAATTTGAATTAATTGATTTTCTCGAATTTCTCCAGAAAAAGTCATATTTTCTCTTTTTTCACCAGTTCCTATAATATTTCTTTTAGGTATTCCAAATTTTTGTAATCCATAATATTTAGGTAAATATAATTTATTTTCATTTTCTAAATATAAACTATATATTTTAGGTTCTAAAAAATCAAACATACGATTTTCTACACATACTGTTAATTCTTTTTTAATTTCTGAAATTTCATTTTCGTTAAACATTAATTTTTTAATTGAATAACCATTTCTTGATAATGATGTCATATATATATATATATTAATTTATATATTTCATTTTTTTATATATAATAATTTATCTATATTGAATATAAAGTATATTTTGTATTATTTATAAAAAAATAATTATATAAGATATAATAACTTCAACAAAAAAACAATTTTAAATTAATATGATAAAATATACTATATATAAAAAAAATAATTATAAATAAATTAAATTTATTTAAATATAAATGAGTAATTTAAAAAAAATAACTATTTCAAATGAATTATTTAATGGATTTAATGAAATAATTAATATATATGAATTTTCAAGTTTTAAAGAATTAATTGAATATATAAAAAATAAATTAATATCACATCTAATAATATTAAATTTAAATAATTTAATTCAAAAAGCTAAATTATTAAATTTACATTGTCATAATTATGATTTTTATTCAGAATTATTAAATGATTCAAATGTTAATATAATATATTTATGTGATCATAATTGTTTTTCTTAATAAATTTATTATAATTTTTTTTATATTAAATGATAATAAAATGGCAAATGATAATATTATTTATTTTATAAGACTTATTTCTTTAATTATATTAATATTAGTTATAATTTATAATATATTTGATAATAGATTAAAAGATAAAAATATACAAATTTTATTAGCAATAATTATTATGTTTATATTTTTATTTATTGATCCATTATCCGGGTTTTTTATTGCTTGTTCTATATTTGTTATATATTATAAATTATATAGTAATAATAATTTTTCACTTATTAATGGTAGATTAATTAAAAAAAATAATAATAATGAAAATATATTATATAATAATTATATAAGTAATGAACATTTAGTAAAAGCTCAAAATAATATAATATCAGATCCAGATAATGAACTAAACGGATTTGATAATTTATTAGATAAAAAAGAAGTATTAGGTACACAAGGTTTATCAGAAATAATGAATGGTTATAATGAAAATTACATGGGTGCAGAATTAGATCAATTATAAAAAATATTAAAATAACTTTTTATACAAAAATATTAAAATAACTTTTTATACCAAAATATACCATTAAAAGAAATGCGAAAAATAATGAAAGCATATCCACACCTAAATTTACATTAAATTGTGTATTATCATACATTTCTTTTTTCATTAATGTATAACTTAAACTTATACATGCATATACTAAAAATACCATACCTATAAAACTTATAAAACTATCTTCAGATTTTGAATAAGTATAATAACCTATACTACCTAATATTATACATAATATACAAATTACTATAAAATATATTATATTTAAAACATCTTTATTACTATTCATTTATTTTTCTGTAACATATAAAAACTAATTATAATTAATATATATTTTACATAAAGTTCATTATTTATTAAATATTCATTTGATATTGTCTCTAATATATTAGTAATTATAGATGAATTTAATATTAAAATTACAATTATAAACATTATTATTGATAATAATAATATATTATAATCTATATAATTTTCATCTTTTTTATATATTATTTGCGGAGGAGATGATATATATTCAGGTATTTGTTTTATTTCTGATATTTTTTGAGGTTCTGTAATATTTTTTGACATATTATTTAATAATTCTTTTACTAAAGGATCCTGTAAATCATCAACTTTTTCAGTTTTTTCAATATTAATATCTAAATTATCGATTGATGTTGTCATAATTATGAATTTAATATTCATATTATTTTTAAATATAAATAACAAACACATAAATTATTTATAATTTAATTCATTACCTTTACATTTTATAGGAATAACATTATTTTCATAACAATTATTATTTATATTATATTTCTTTTTATTCTCTTTACGTAAATCAGGTGAAATATATATTATACAATCATCACATATTGGTTTAAATAACATTGCTATACCAAAACCTAATATTATACTTATTAATAGATTTCCCTGTTTTGTAAATAATAATTTATCAATTATTGTTTCATTAGACATTATTTAAATTTTAATATATATAAATAAAAATATGAATTATAAAATTTTATTAATTACTGTTATTATTTTATTTATGTTATTATTAGGTTTTGTCATCTATCTATTAATTACTGCTACTGATAAACAAATTAATCTTAAAATATCAACTAATAACAACAAAAATAATAATACTAATGAAGATCCTATTTATCCTATGAGTAATACTGATTTTCAACAATTAGGAACATTATCATCTATGGATGATACTAATACTATTTTACCACTTTTTGGTAAAAAACTATTTAAAGATAGATGGAGTTATTATACTACTACAGATGGAGAACAAAATCTTAGAATCGAAATTATTCATAGCGAACGAAATTGTATGAAAGACCAAATTGGATGTGATATGATATATAATGATGATGTTGTTACTATACCTTCATATAATGATAAAAAATTTAAAGTCTTTCTTTACAACTATTCAAATCCTTTTTAAGCATATCTATTTCATTATATAAATCTTTAAAACCTTCAATAAATAATCCCGCTAAATTACCATACATTACTCTTAATTTACCATCACATTTCTTTAAAACTGCTTCTGGTAACACTTTTTCTACATCTTGTGCTATTAATCCCGTAATTCATGAAAGTTATCAAAATTTGTATTAATATTATCTAAATTCATAGAATTTAAAAATGTAGTTTTATCAGCATTATAAGTATTTAAGTCTGATATATCAAATTTATATAATAAATATAATGAATCATTAAAATATTTATTATTTCTTTTTTCAAATATAATAAGAGTATGATCACTGGTTTTTCACATAGAATATAGATTACTACTATTATTTAATTCGTGAGTATCATCAATATTAATAAAATCAAGAGTATTAATAATTTGATTTGTAATAGTAATATTTTTATTTTTATCTTTATTGAATTTTGATACATATTTTTTATTTAAAGGAAAAGAATTTTCATAAATTCTATCAGAATTAAATGATGCTAAATTGTTATCATTATTATATGTAACATTTAAATTATAATTATCATAGGGTTTTACTGTTTCATCTATTCCAATAGTAACTTTTTTGTTAGTAGTTATATATTTAGTGGTAAATTTCCATATATCATTAAATTTAAAAGGCATTATATATGTTTTATATTATTAATTTAAAATATAAATAAAAAAAAAAGCAAATGTATAATTTATTGCATAGTTAATTTTGGATTCATAGAATAAATAACAAAATCCATATTAAAATTAGTAATATTATTTTGATTAATAATAGTATCACTATTATCAATATTTATAAAATTAATAATAATTCTATCTAATTTAGGTAGAATGGGATTAAAATTATAAGTATCAGAATCAATACTAAATTCAGATAAAATCCCAGTTCCAGTATATTCATGTAAAATATTAAAATTAGAAAAATAATTAGTATTATATGTATGTGTATTATTATCATTTGTAGTAGTTGTATTAGAAGAATATAATTCTTTTAAATTATAAGATTCATCATTTCTATCAGAAAGTGTAAATAAAATATCTCTATTATCTGTATTTAAATTATCAATATTAGAATTTAATGTAGGTTTATATGATAAAAATTTAATAGCTAAAACATTTCTAATAGATTCTGATAAATAAAAATTAATGGGATTATGAAATGTATTATTCCGAATAGTAATAATTTTTTTATCAATTTTATCTGGATCAAACATTATTTATTCTAAATTTATATTTTTTTTAGTTAAAAAAGGATGTGAATTTGTTTGATTAATGATTTGTTTAATAGTATTATTAGCGACTTGATGACTATATAAATGATCAGGATGAATTAAAGATCCATAATCTGTATTGGAATAAAAGGCGGGGTATGTATGAACATAAGTTTTACAAGTTTCATAAGTCATAACATCAGCAAGTCTACATGATTTACTATCTTTAAAACGAAATTTATTATTAATTTTGTAAAGATTAATAATTTTTTCGGCAGCTTTATATGAAACGATATATCCAGATCCAGAAGGAATAATCATTTTCCATGGAATCCAATAAATACCTTGTTTGTATACATTATAAAGTTTTTCAACAGTTGGTCCCATACAACAATGTAATTGTAAAACTTCTGCATCATTAGGTATTGTTTTTAGTAATGTTTGAATATCAATTTCGTGTGGTATAATAGTATCATCTTCAAAAATGATAAACCAGTCTTCTTTAGAATTATATCCTTCTTGTATGGCTAACATATGACTAATAAGTGTAGAATGTTCAACTTTACAATTTGTACAATTAGGAAAAAAGTTATTAGTGGGATCACATTTATATGGTAAATCGTGATGGTGTGTATATTTATGGACATTATCAGTAGTAATGGCCGAAATTCGTTTATTTTCAGTGATAAAGTTAATATTTTGGAATTGTGATGTCATTAAATTTTTCCTACGTATACATTCATCAACATTAATCCAAAATGCTTTCATAATTATATATGATATATATATATTTTTTTTATATAATTTATGCACTACAATTTAAGCATTCTTCGAGTTCTTCAGGTTCTTCTTGTTTATAAGATTTTGCTTCTTGTGTAAAAGATTGAACTCTTGCAGAAGGTCTGGTTCTTAAGTAATAAATTCCGGTTTTAAGTCCTTTTTTCCAAGAATAAAAATGCATATTACTAATTTTATTAATATCAGTATCATCGATAAATAAGTTCATAGATTGACTTTGACAAATAAATGGTGCTCTATCTGCAGAAAGTTCAATAATAGTTTTTGGATGAATTTCAAAAGCAGTTTTAAAAATTTCTCTTAATTGTATTGGAATTTCTTCAATATTTTGAATACTACCTTTATTTTCAATAATTTTAGTTTTCATATTGGTGTTCCAAAGTTTAAGTTGAATAAGTTCATTAATAAGGTATTTATTAATAATAAAGAATTCTCCAGCAAGTGTTCTTCTATTATATATATTGGATGTGAATGGTTCAAAACATTCATTAAAACCTAAAATTTGACTGGTACTGGCAGTAGGCATTAGAGCAATAAGTAAACTATTTCTAATTCCATATTTTCCAATATCAAGCCTTAATTTGTCCCAATCCCATAATGAATTATCAACAGTAACATTCCAAAGATCAAATTGTAATTTTCCATTATAAATAGGAGAATCAACATATGTATCATAAGTTCCATATGTTTCTGCTAATTCAGTAGACATTTCAAGTGCTCCATGATATATAGTTTCAAATATTTTTTTATTTATTTCTTTTGCTTCATTTCCATCAAAAGGTATTTTTAATATTGCAAATACATCAGCAAGTCCTTGAACTCCAATACCAATTGGTCTATGTCTATCATTACTTTTTTTTGTTTGTTTAATAGGATAAAATGATTTATCAATTACTTTATTTAAATTTTTGGTTAAAACTTTAGCAGTATAATGTAATTTATCATAATCAAATTTATTATTATTGATATATGATGGTAGTGCAATACTTGCTAAATTACAAACAGCTGTTTCATTACTATCACTATATTCAATAATTTCACTACAAAGATTTGAAGATTTAATAGTTCCAATATTTTGTTGATTACTTTTTAAATTACATGCATCTTTAAAACAAAGATAAGGTGTTCCTGTTTCTTTTTGTGCGGAACATATAGAAATCCATAATTCTTGTGCTTTAACTTTTTTTTCAAATTTATTTTCTTTTTCATATTTTTCATATAAAATTTTATATTTTTCTCCATAAACATCTGATAAATCTGGACATTTCGAAGGACAAAATAAACACCATTCTTCATCTGCTTTTACTTTTTCCATAAAAAGGTCTGGAATCCAAATTGCAGTAAATAATTCTCTACATCTTTCTGCTTCATTTCCATGATTTTTTCTTAAATCAATAAAATTTTGAATATCTGGATGAGTAGGTTCTAAATAAATTGCAAAATTTCCATTTCTTTTTCCACTATTATGAACTAAGCCCATTTCTGTTAAATAATTATGATTATCTTCAATATTTAAATCATAAACATAACCATCAAAATTATTCATTTTATCAATAGATTTTATAGAAGTCCATAATATATTATTATGTTCAAAATATGTTAATTTTTCATCAGATATTTCTTTTTTATAATCAAATATTTCAAATAATTTATTACAATATGGAATACATAAAATATTATATTTATGTTCTGATTTATAAAATCCATCTGTTAAAACACCTAATTTTAAAAATAAAAATTTTACAATATAACAAATATATTTTCTATTTTCATCAACATTATAAAACATACAATTATAACTATCATTTATTTGAGATCCTGATGATTTTAATATTGCTTTTATAATATATTGTGTGCATTCTTTTGTTAAATTAAAATAATCTTTTATTGGTTTATTTTCATCATTTATTTCCCATTTTATAATATTTTTATTTCTTTGAAAACTATAATTATATTTTATTTTTTTATTTTTTAAATATTTTAATAAAAAATCTTTCATTTCACTTCCCTTATCCTTATAAAAAGATACTATCTGATTATTATCTTGTATTGAACCATTTCCTATTATTATACCTGTATAATAACAATAATCCATTTCTTCTTCTATTTCTTCATCAAATTGAGGTATAGGATATCCTACATAATCAAAAGTATTTATTTTTTCTATTTCAACATATTTTGCTTTTGGTTTTAAATTTTCTTTAAAATAATTTGCCATTTCACATACTGGTAATGATGGCATATTTTGTAATACTAACACTTTATGATCACCTGTTACATAAACTGTATCTATTGAATTATTTGTTCTAACTCTATATGTTTGTTTTGATACTTTATTACTTATTTTTTTAAAAACTTTTTTAAATGAACCATCACTTGTTAATACATAATCTGTATCTTTTATTTTTTCTATCTTTTTTATTCCATTTATTGTATAAACATGTGTATCGCCTCTAAAACATTGATCTACATACATTGCTGTTTTATTAAATACACTTAACATTGGAATTATTCCATTACTTTTTCCATTTGTTCCTTTTATATATGAACCATTACATCTTATATTATGAATATGTAATCCTACACCTCCACTATATTTTGAAATATGTGCTGAATTTTTTAATGTATTAAATATTCCTTCAATTGAATCATCTTCCATTGCTTGTAAAAAACAAGATGCCATTTGAGGCCTTGGAGTTCCTGAATTAAATAAAGTTGGAGTTGCGTGTATAAATAATTTATTTGACATCATATCATATGTTTCTATTGCTTCTTTTATATCATTTCCATGTATTCCTAAACTTACTCTCATAAACATATGTTGAGGCCTTTCAATTGTTTTATTTATTATTTTTAATAAATATGAACGTTCTAATGTTTTAAAACCAAAATAATCTATATAATAATCTCTATCATAATCTATTATACTATTTAATTTTTCTTTATTTTCTAATACAATATTATATAATTCATCTGATACTAATTTTGTATCATTATTATATAATGTATTTATTACTTCACTAAATGATGGTGAAGTATTTTTATGATGATTACTTATTATTATTCTTGAAGATAATATTCCATATTCTGGATGTTCTGTTATTTTACTTGAACATATTTGACTTGTTAATTCATCTAATTCACTTGTATTAACACCATCATAAATTCTTGCACATACATATTGAGCAATACTTGTTGCATTTAAAGAATTTAAATCATTACTATGATTTTGAATTCTATTTATTACTTTATCAAATGACACATCTTCTAAAGTTCCATTTCTTTTTTTAACCTTCATAATTAAAGATTATTATATTACTTTCCTTTAATAATAATTATATTATAATAATATATTCTTATATAGTTTTATTATTATTTTAAAAAAATAACAAAAAAATATTTAACATCCCGCTTCACTCCAATCTATACCACATTGTTTTGCAAATTCACATCTATATTTATTTATTGGTCCGGTTTGTCCCTTTGCATTATATTCCTTTAAATCTAAACTTGTTAAATATTCCGGATAAACATGATCACATTTAAATCTATAATATTTATCACCGCTGTTAGTCATTACACTTGTAATTATTTTCTTGTCATTATCATTTTTATTAATACCATTTTCCATTGCTAATAATGCACCAACCATTGTATTTCTTTCTTTTCCATTTAAAGATGTATATGGATATTTATTATCACCTCTTGCGCCAGTAGTTACAGCTTGAATTTCACCATCTACTCCTGTTGTTTGTAAACCATGTTCTTCACCAGCTCCATCAAGATTTAAATAATGATTACTTTCAAATATATCAGAATCTCTCTCACATTTAACTTTAAATTTATGTTTATTATCCTCACTTGGTTTTAAATCATAAAAATCTACATAATTTTTAGCATATGTATGAGCATCTAAATCTGTTTGTGGTGTATCATATATAGTAGTGGCACCAATAATATATTTATTTTGTGCTATATTATTATAATTAGTTATTAATTCTTTTAAGTCTTCATCAGTATCATTACGAATTTTAGTATTATAATAATCCGGACATGAAGTTGGGTTTAAAGGATTTTTATTAATTTTTTTACTATCTAAAGTAGTTAAATCATAATTAAATATAATAATAGAGAATGAAACGATAATAATAATAGTTCCAAATATATATGTAATAGCAAAAGGTTTTAAATTAGTATAAAGAGATTTACCAGATTCAGTATAGGATGCATATAATAATAGTAATAATGCAATAATGGCATATACTACACATAATGTAATAGTTCCCATAAAAACATTATATTTTTTATTTTTATTATGTTCTTTTATTTCGTCTTCATTCATTTTACATATATAATAACAAAATATATTATATAAAATTAATTTCTTTTCCCCATTCTAAATCTTTTTTACCAATATCACTCATTTGTAATGGATGTTCTAATGGTTCTGGTAATTTTTGTATATCTTTTAAATATTGATTTTTTTGTTTAATATTGGATATAATTTTATTAACAGATAAATCTAAAACTTTGATATTGAGTTTTTTAACTTGTTCATTAAGTGGTATAAAATCTTTTTTAAAACCAGGATGAAAAATACGTGGATCAAATTCAGGTTGATTATGAGTCATATATATACCTCTCATAATAATTTTTAATTCTCTTTCATTTTGTTTAACAATATTATATCTTCCTTGAGTTTTATTTAAAATTTGATTTTTAATACCTAAATGTAAAAAATTAATATTTTGTTCAGAAAAGAATAATTCAGATAATTGATTAGTTTCAATATTATGTGATAATGCTTCAGAAGAGAAGTTACAACTCCAATTATTTTTTTCAGATTGTTTAACATAATTAATTTTATTACCATTCATATTGATTAAACCATTATTATTTTGATTCATTTATTTATATATTATAAAAATAAAATGAGTGATTTGTATTTAATAGTAAATAAATTATTAAATAAAGAATTAAGAATAAAATTAGAAAATAAAAAAAAAAAGGATCCTTTAAATATATATAAATATATAGATAAAATAGTTGAAAAGTTAAAAAAGTATGATAGTGAAATAGTATTAAAAAAGATGGGTGGTAATGTGCCACATCCAGATATATATGGTAATGAAAATAATTATATGTTAGGTGGTGGTGTTCCCCATCCAAATATTTATAATGAAAATCATATGGAAAATGTAGATTTTTTTTCATCAGATAGTGATTTGGATAAGGGTATAATAAGACAAGGTGGTAATATATGTAATTGTCCAAATTGTAAAATATTGGGAGGATGTAATAAATGTAAATCTGGTGGATGTCAAAAAATAAGTGGTGGTTATTCAAGTGATCAATTACTATTAGCAATAAAACAAAATATAAAATTAATAAATAGATATGATAATCGTGTAATGAAAAAAATAATATATGATGAAAATACAAGGCTAATTAAAAAAATTTTAGAATCTCCAGTAACGCAAATTACTATTCCTAAACTTCCAGAAAATTTAGAAATATTATTTAATAGTTTAAATATAAATGATAGAAATATAGAAAGTTTAAAAATGCGAACTGAAGAATTAATTAATGAATATAATAGAGAATTAATGAATATAAAAAAAGGTGGTAATAAAAATAATGAAAAATTAGAAAAAAAAATTATTGAATATATTAAAACTAAAGATTTAAAAATGAAGGTAAATATGATTAAAGAAATAAGTAAAAAAATAAATAAAAAAATAATATATCATATTAATGATATAAATGAAAAAAATAAGATATTAATATTAAAATGATATATATAAAAAAATGAAAATAAAATAATAAAAATATAAAATGCCAATAATAACAATAGATGGAAATATAGGTAGTGGAAAAACATCAATATTACAAAAATTACAAATGAATTATGGTCAATTAGTTGATTTAGAACCAATAGAACAATGGAAATCATATTTGGATAATATATATTTAAATGATACAGGTCATTTTTCATTTCAAAAAAAAGTATGGGAAGATAGGGCTTTAATTCAATCAAGAAATAATAATATAATATTTGTAGAAAGAAGTGCAAAATTTACAAGAGAAACATTTGTAGAAGTATATAAAAATAAATTTACAAATGAAGAGTATTTATCATTAAATCATTTATATGAAAATTCCGATGCAAAAAATAATAAAATGATAACGGAACCAATATTATATATATATATATCAGTATCTGATGATATATGTATAAATAGGATAAATGAAAGAAATAGAAATAATGAAATAGATATAAATCATGAATTAATAAAAAAATTGAACATAAAACATGAAGAATGTTATAATTTATTATTAAATCAGGGTTATCAAATTTTAAAAATAGATGGAACAAATAGTTTAGAAGATATTTGTAATGAAATTTTAAGATATATAAATAATTAATAAAAAAATGATATAAATAGTTAAATTATAAATAAAACAATGAGTAAAGAAAAATATAAAAAGCATGAATTACGGACTCATATATTGGAACAATCATCAGAAATGTATGTTGGAAGTATAACACCCGAAACAATAGAAAATCATATAATAGATGATAATGATGATATAATAAAAAAATCAATAACATATAGTCCGGCATTATTAAAAATATTTGATGAATTAATAGTAAATGCAAGTGATCATGTGATAAGACAATTAAGTGAAAAATCAAATGATAAAAAGTTAGTAAAAAATATAAAAGTAAATATAAATAAGGAAAACAATGAAATAACAGTATATAATGATGGTGATGGTATTCCGATAGAAATACATGAAAGTACGGGTTTATATAATCCATCATTAATATTTGGTGAATTATTAACATCATCAAATTATGATAAATCTGAAGTAAGATTAACGGGTGGTTTAAATGGATTAGGTGCTAAATTATCAATTATTTTTTCAAAAGAAGCAACAATTGAGACAGTAGATCATAGAAATAAAAAGATGTTTAAACAAACTTTTAAGGATAATTTATTAATAAAAGAGAAACCAATAATAACTCAAAGTAAAAAACAACCTTATACTGAAATAAGGTGTAAATTTGATTTAATAAGGTTTGGTTTCAATGAAATATCTGATGATCTTTATGGTCTTTTTAAAAAAAGAACATTTGAAATAGCGGCTTTAACTCCAAATGATGTAAATGTTTATTTTAATAATAAAAAGGTTGAAATTAAAAATTTTGAAAAGTTTTGTCAAAATTTTATAAATAATAATGATAAAGTATATGAAAAAGTGAATGATAGATGGGAAATATTTGCATCATTAAGTGATAATGGATTTACACATATGTCTTATGTAAATGCAATTCATACAAGATTGGGTGGAAAACATGTAGATTATATACAAAATCAAATTGTAAAAGGTTTAGTTGATTTGGCACAAAAGAAGAAAAAAACTTTAAAACCTCAATTTGTAAAAGATAATTTATTTATAGGTATAAAATGTTTATTAAATAGTCCAACTTATGATAGTCAAACAAAAGAATATATGAATACTCCAGTAAGTAAATGGGGAAGTAAGTGTGAAATAAGTGATAATTTTATTCAAAAATTATATAGAAATAGTGGTATAATAGATAGAGCATTAGTATTAAGTGATGCACAATTGGATAAACAGATAAGTAAATCAGATGGAAAGAAGTTAAATAAAGTTATAATTAAAGGTTTTATGGATGCACCATGGGCTGGAACAAAAAAGAGTGATAAATGTTATTTATATATTTGTGAAGGTTTATCAGCACAAACTTTATTTACAGCAGGAAAGACTCAATTAGAAAATTCCGAAGCATATGGTTGTGCGGCAATTCGTGGAAAGTTATTAAATTGTAAATCAATCACATCAAATAAATTAGCTCAAAATGAAGAAATATCAAATTTAAAAAAGATATTAGGTTTAGAAAGTAATAAAGTTTATACAAATACAAATAGTTTAAGATATAATGGTATAATATGTTTAGTTGATGCTGATTTGGATGGTATTCATATTAAAGGTTTAATAACAAATATGTTTCAATCTCAATGGCCATCATTATTTAAGATGAAAGGATTTATAAAAACAATGTTAACCCCAATAATAAGAATTAAAAAAAATAATGATAAAAAATATTTTTATTCAACTAAAGATTTTAATGAATGGGAGAAAAATAACAATATTAATGGTTGGATTATTACATATTTAAAAGGATGTGGTTCTTCAACAAGTGAAGAAGGAAAACAATATTTTAAAAATATGAAATTAGTTACTTATACTTATGATAATAAATCTGATGAATCTTTTGATTTAGCTTTTGATAATAAATTAGCAGATAAAAGAAAAGAATGGATTGCTCAATATGATAAAAATAATCAAATTGATTTTGCAAATGTTACTCAAATGTCTTATACAGATTTAATTCATAAAGAATTAATACATTTTTCACAAAGAGATATTGAAAGAAATATAAATAATTTATGTGATGGTTTAAAAGAATCTCAAAGAAAATTAATTTATAGTTTATATAAAAAAAAGATTTTTGGAAATGCTGAAATTAAAGTAAGTCAAATGGCTGGTGTTGCTGCAAGTATGACACAATATCATCATGGTGATCAATCATTAGCTGGTGCATTAATAAAAATGGGACAAAATTATATTGGAAGTAATAATATTCCATTAGTTGATGCATTAGGACAATTTGGAACAAGATTACAAGGTGGAGGTGATGATAGTGCTCAACCTCGTTATTTATTTACAAGATTATCTAAATTATGTAAATTAATTTTTAGACAAGAAGATTTACCTATTTTAAATTATAAAATTGAAGAAAATGAAAAAATTGAACCTGATTGGTTTATAGGTATTATTCCATCTGTTTTAGTTATTCAAGTATATGGTATAGGAACTGGATATTCAACAAGTATTCCTAATTTTAATCCAGATGAAGTTATTGATCAATGTATTTTATTATGTAATGAATTAAAAAATAATAATATTGATATTATTACATCTGATGATATTATTAAAACATTTGATATTATTAATTCTACTAATTTTTATAATATGTCTCCATATTATCCAAATTATAAAGGAACTATTAAGAAAAAAGATAATGATTTAATTTATGAATCAATTGGATGTTATAATTATATAGATAATAATACCATTGAAATAACTGAAATTCCTATTGGTAAAGCTATTGAAGATTATAAAAGAGATGTATTAGAAGAATTAGTTAGCAATAATAAAATTAAACATTTTGAAAATTATTATTCAGCATTAAATATTAAATTTATTGTTTATTTAAATCCTAATCAAAAAATTGATCCAATTAAAGATTTAAAACTTTCATCAACTAATTGTTTATCATTAAATAATATGTATTTATATAATTCTGAACTTAAAATTAAAAAATATAATACAACTGTTGATATTTTTAGAGAATGGTGTTCTGTTAGATTAACATCTTATTATGAAAGAAAAACATATCAATTAAAAGTTTTAAATAAATTATTTATTAAATTAAATGCAAAAGCTAAATTTATAAATGATATTATTAATAATATTATTAAAATTATGAATGTTGATGATAATATTGTTATTAATAAATTACAAGAATTAAATTATCCTAAATTATATGAAAATGAAAATGATGATATTGATTATGATAATAATGATAAAAAATCATATAATTATTTATTAAAATTACCTGTTTCATCATTAACTTCTAATAATTTAAAAAAATTAGAAGATAATGCATTAAAAATAGAGAAAGAGATAGATATATTAAAAAATACACCAATTTATAAAATATGGTTAGATGAATTAAATGAATTAAAGGATAGTTATAAAATTTATAAAAATGATTTAGAAAATATTTATAATAAGGATTTACAATTGATAAAATCAAATAATAGTTTTAAAAAAAAAAAATAATTTATAAATAATAAATGAATGGATAGTTTATTAAAAAATTTTAATGAACATATAAAAAGGGGTAATACAATTGATACAGATATAAAAAAAATATTTAAAAATAATTTAAATGATTTTTCTAAACATGTTAATGATGGTAATACTATTGAAACTGATTTAAAAAATAGTATTGATCGCATTTTAAAAATTAGGTTTTAATTAATTCATATAATTCTTTAATTGCTTCTATTATTATTGCTACTATATTTTGATATGCTAATATTTTTGTATTATTATGATTTGATACTAATTCTGGATAATATTTTTCTACATTTTGAGCTATTAAACCTATATATTCTAAATTTGTTTCTAAATCTTTTCTTTTATATTTTATACCTTCTAATTTTAATAAATTTTGAAGACTATTTTTTAAAGGTTTTATATCATATTTTATATTACTATCAGAATAAGCTGCTATATCATTATCACATACTATACCTCTAAATAATATTTCATAACCATTTGGATCAATATTAGATGAACTACCTACAAATAAAGATGGATAAGTTACTTTTCCAATTTTATTTATACCTAATTCGGAATTTGTATTTATATCAAATTTTTCAAAATAATTTATATTTACTTGTTTATCATTTAAACATATACTATAATCATTTATAGTAAATGGGGTTTGATTAATATTATCTATTCTATTATTAACATCTATAAAATTACTAACACTATATAATAATTCATATTTATTTACTAAATCTTCTAAATTTTCTTTTTTAACATAATTTTTTAAATCAAAATTACAACTAAGATTACAACTATCAGTTAAATTTATTATTTTTCCAGTTATTTGAATATTACCATTTATTCTTAATCCAAAATTTTCATCTGGTTCCATTCCTATTCCTAAACATTTATTAATCCATACATTTGAATTTACATATAAATTTAAATCATGTTTTTCTCTTAAATTTATTAATTTAACATCATTTATATCACCAATTGTTATTAAAGGATAATTTGCAAATATTTTTATTGTATCTATATCATTATTATCAGTTAATGTAATTGTTGATCTTTTATCAACAAATGTTTTAGTATTATCGCCTTTTATATGTAAAATACTATTTGTATTTGAATTATTATCATTATTATTAATTAATAAATTTCCATTTTTTATAAATATATTACCATTATTTAAATTTATATTTGAATGTGAAGTATATATAATATTTGAATATGAATCTAAAGGAAAATATTGTTTTGGTATTTTATTATAATCATCTAAAAATGGTATATTTTCGTTTGAATAATAATTACCACTTAATTTTTGTATATTAATTCTTTGTTCTATATATAATTTATTTATATTTAATTTTTCTATAGTTTTGTTAAATTTAACTTTTTTATTTAATATTATATTATTATCATTTAATGTAAAAATATCATCAGTATTAATTTTAAAATTTATATTTGAATAATTTAAATTTATATAAAATTTTGTATGCGTGTTTTCTAATAAAAAATCTAATTCATGATTAACTAATGATAAACCTTTAAATACCTTTTTATTTTGATCATTTATTACTTGTAATTTATATGACATATTATTTATTAAGAAGAAACTTATAATTTTTTTAAATATATCTTAAAATAAATGACTAATAAATTAATAGGTGATGGTTCATATGGTTGTGTTATTCAACCACCAATAATCAAAAATATTAAAAAAACTTATATTAAATATACTGATAAAAATAAAAAAGATATTGGTAAAATTTTTAAAATTAATTTTAAAAGTTTTTATGAATTTAATAAAGAACTTACAATTTTTATTCAAAGATATAAAAATATTAAAAATTTTGATAAATTATCTATTAAATTAAAAGGTGCAAATAGTATATCAACAGTACATAAATATCACGAATTATATGAATGTTTAATAGATAATAAAAGATATAATAATTCTTTAAATGATAAGGATATTGTATATCAATTAATATATCAATATGCAGGAACAAGTTTATATGATTTAAATTGTAAAACAATTAATTTTAATAAATTTAGTTATATGTTATATAATTTTTTTTTAGCATTTAAAGAATATCAATTAGCTGGTTTTTGTCATAGTGATATTAATTATGGAAATATATTAATAAGTAATGAAAAATTATCATTAATAGATTTTGGATTAGAGAAAAAATTAAATAAAATTTATAATATAAATAATTTTGCTATGTTACAACATAAATATGTTTTTTATCCACCAGAATTAAGATTATATATTTTATATAATGAAAATAAAAAATATAATAATGAAAAATTATTATATTATGCAACAAAAAATATAATTAATATATTTCATAAAGATAATTATGGAAATTTTGATTTATATACAAAAGATGAAATATATAAAGATATACTTAATGTATGGAATACATTTGATCTTAAAAAATTAGATCCTAAAAAAATTGATATATATTCATTAGGTATTAATTTTTATATTTTTAGAAAATGTATTAAATTTAATAATAAAAATGAATTAAAAAAATATAATTTTTTATTAAAAAATATGATTAATATGAATTTTACTAAAAGATTTGATGTAGATGAAATATTAAAATATATTGTTAATAATTTTAATATTAAAGATATAAATAATAAAAAATTAAAAATAAATAAATCATATTTATATAATATATAAAATGCCAGATGAATGGAAATATAAAAAGAATTATAAATTATTAAAAATTAATAAAAATAATGATTTAATAACATTATATAATACTGGAAAATTTTATTTAAATAATATTAAAGGTTTTACATTAAAAAATAAATTTAATTATGCTAAATATAATTTTATTGGGGAATATGGTGGTAAATCATCATGGACAGAATCTTTATTTTTATATGATTTATCTGATTATCCAAAAAATATTAATATAACAATTCATGATTTAGATAAAAATTATATTAATTTAATTAATTATATAATAAAAAATTTTTATCCTCAATATTTAAATAATAATAATTTAAATTGGTTTGTTATTAATAATTTAGAAATTTTTTTTTTATTATTAAAACAAAGAATTTATTTAAAACAATCTGTATCTACATTTAATAATGATTTAAAATTATTTTCAAAAATTATGAAAATTGCTTTTAATAATGAACATGAATTATATAAAAAATATAGTCAATTACAAACTGATTTTAATAAAATCATTATTGAAAGAGAATCTGGAAAAAATACTTTAAATAAATATGAAATTACTAAATTTATTAATTTTCAGAAATTATTAGAAATTAGAGATAAATTAGAAAAAGAATGGCGAAATTATATTGAAATTGATAGTAATAAAGTCTGGGAATTACATTATAAAATGTTATTATTAAGTGCATATGTACTTACACCACCAACAAGAAAAGAATTAATGGAAACTAAATTTATATTTAATGATAAAAATATTGATAAAAATATTGATTATATATATATACCTAATAAAGGTTATATTCAATATATATTTAATAAAATTAAAAAAAATAAAAAATCTGAAAAATATGTAATTGGATATTCAAAAGAAAGTAAAATTAAATTATCTAATTTATTTAAAGAAAGTTATAAATTATATAAAAGAGAATGGGTTTTTCCATTATTAAAAAATATAAATAAAAAATCAAGTATTTATAATGTTAATAAAATTATGGAAAATATAATTAAAAGTCCTAAAATTGGTGTTAATATGATAAGAAGTTCATATATATCATGGAGATCTAATAATAATATTAATTATAATGATATGAAAGATGATGCTATTAAATTAAGAAATTCTATTAATACACAAATGAAAGATTATAGAAAAATTAATAATAATAATAATATTAAAATTGAACTTAATAATATTCATATTATTCATAATAAAATTTCTGATTATAAAAAACAATATTATAAAAAAAATAAAAATTATTTATTAAAAAAAAGACAAGATTATATTAAACAAAATAAAAATAAAATGAATGCAATGTATCATATTAATAATTTTAATAAATTTAATAAAATACCTAAAGATTATATTATTAAAAAATGGAAATTATATAAAGATACTAATGGTAATTGGTTTACTGAATTTTAAATTGATATTACATCATATTCTATATTTATTTTACAATATGGACATTCTTTTTTTTTAAATTTATTTAAACATTCTTTACAAAATGTATTTATACATCTTTTACAACAAACTAAATTTATTTTTTCTTCATTACATATATTACATTCTTTTGTTATTTCATAAGATGCATTATTAAAAAAATTATTTAATTGTTTTATTTTTAATCTTTCTATATTTTCAAAATAATAATCACCTTTATAAAAAATTAATATAAAATTTTCATTATTAAATATTGGAAAATTAAAACTAATATTATACCATTCAAAATCTTTTTTATTTTTTATTTCATTAGATAATAAATATAATATTATTGGATATCTTATTAAATTTTCTTTTTTAATACATAAATATTTATTATTTATTAATATTTTTAATTTATTATTATCTAATTTTTCTATAACTTTTCCTATTTTATTATTATATTCTTTATTATTTTTTAAATTTATTATTTCAATATAACTATTTTTTTTTATTTCAGATAAACTTGTTATTAATGATATAATAAATTCTAAATTATAATTTGATATATTATAAATTATATTTGATTTTGTTTTTAAAAAATCTAAATAATTCATTTTAATTTAATATTTTTAATAATTATCATTTTTTTTATATTCTTTTATAATAAAAATAATGAATAATATTATTTCATTTCTAATAGCTACTATTTTTATTGTATTAGTTTATATTTTACATATTTCAATGTATCAATGGACTGAAAAATTAAAAAAAGAAGGTTGTGATTGTGCTGATTTATGGCATAGAAAATATATTAATATTATTGCCATTATTTTAATAATATCAATAACAATTAATACTTTTACTGTATTTTTACATTTTAATAATAATTTTATTCTATTTTTAAGATTTATTTTAGGTATTGTTCAAATGTTTTATTATATAACTATAATTGATTATATAAGAAAATTAAAAATAAAAGAATGTATATGTTCTGAAAATTGGAGAAGAGAATTTGGTTTTATATATACAATTATTATATTAGTTTTTATATCATTAATTTTTTTATCATCATTAATTGCTTTATTATTTATTAAAAAATAATTTATTTATATAAATATATTTTTTTTTTTATATTATAACATTTAAAACATTTTTTTTTAATTAAAAATTTAAAATTGTTGTAACATTTTAAACATTTATTTTTATTTATATTTAAATTTTTTAAATTTATTATAATATTATTTATTTCCATTTTTAATTATATTTATTATTTCTTTTTCATATTCTTTTGTTTTTAATCCTTTATTTATTAAATTTTCATAATCTTTTATATTTAAATCATTTTTTTTAGTTGAAATATATTTTATTATTATATTTAATATATCATTTTTTAATATATATTTTAATTCGGTTTTATTTAATTTTTTTAAATCTATATTATATATTGATATATAATTTTCTATTAAATTTTTATATTTTTCAATATCATTTGAATTATTTAAATAATCTATTATATAATTATTCATATTTTATTTTAATATATTTTTTTTATATCAATATTTTATTTATATAAAAATGATATTATATATAAAATATTATATATATTATGATTTTTTTAAATATTAATTTTGAAAATAGCATACATTTAAATTATATTAATATTTTATCTAAAAGAAATAATTTTTATAAAGATGATTTAAATTCATGGTTATATACAGATGATATTAAATCATCTTTTAATAATTGGAATAAATATTATATTAATAATAAAAATAAAGATATTTTTATTATCCCTTTATGGCAAGGAGTTTTTATATCTTTAAATAATAAAATTATTGGATTTATTATTTTTTATCAAAGACATTATAATGATAATATTGGGAATTTTTTATCTATTGAATTTATGTTAATTGATAAAAAATTTCAAAATAATGGATATGGTAAAATATTATTAAATTATATTTATAATCAATATAATGATAAAGATTTTATAGTTGTTTGTATTGAAAATAAAAATAAATTTATTAATTTTTATATTAAAAATGGTTTTATTGATTATAAATTAATTAATAATAATAAATGTAAAAATCATTATATTGAATTTTCTACATTTTTAAATAATAATGATTTTAATTGGTTATATTATAAATCTAAAATATAATATTTATAAATGTAATATAAAATTATATCCATAAAATATTAAATTAAATTTATCTATATAATTTTCATATAATAAACATTTTTCATTACAATATTCTATAAAAGTTTCTTTTGTTGTTGATATTAATATATAAATATTTTCTATATTTTCTGGATCATCTACTACTTTCCAATATTTATTATTACTTGAAAATATTATACTATTATTTTTTATTATATTATTTTCATAATATTTTATCATTAATACATTATATAAATTTCTATACTCTTGTCTTTCTTTTGATTTTAATTTATTTATTTCTATATTACATCGAAATTTATGATCTTTTTTCCAATGTTCTATTTGACATGTTTTTGAACAATAACAACATATTTTACATTGACTACAATATTTAAAATTATTTTTTTCATTTATAATTAGACAATTTTCACATCTTCTAATATCATCTAAATTTCTATATTTATTCCATTTTACAATTAACATGTTTAATATTAATTTTTTTAAATATCATTTTTTATATTTAAAACTATAATATTTAATTATTATTATAATGGATGATATTGAAGATATATTAAAACATAATAATAATCATAAAAATAAAATTTTTAAAACAGATGATTGGAATAATTTAATTCAAGAATTTAATTATTATAGTACTACTTTTAAAAATAATAATGATATTTTTAAATTTTTTAAAATTATACAAAAAAAATATAAAATTACATTATCTAAAGCTGATTTAATTAAATTTTATAATTTTTTAAATTTAAATGATAACAATTTAAAAAATTTAATTATTAAAAAAAAACATAAATCTAATTCTGGAGTATTAGTTGTTACTATATTAACTTCTGCACATCCTGAATATATTGATGAAAATGGTAAACATATTATTGGAAAATTTTCATGTAAACATAATTGTGCATATTGTCCTAATGAAAAAGCACATAAAGGTAATAATTGGGTTGATCAACCTAGAAGTTATTTATATTCAGAACCTGCTGTTTTAAGAGCAAATGCTAATAATTTTGATCCAATATTACAATTTAATTCAAGAATTGAAACTTTAATTAAAATGGGACATAATATTGATAAAATTGAATTAATAATATTAGGAGGAACGTGGAGTGAATATCCTATTTTATATAAAGATGATTTTATTTCTAAAATTTATTATGCTGCTAATACATTTTATCATATTTATAAAAGAAATTTACTTTCTTTACAACAAGAAATTACATTTAATGAAAATTCTACTATACATATTATTGGATTAACTATTGAAACCAGACCTGATAGTATTAATATTAATGAAATTAAACTATTAAGAAAATATAATTGTACAAGAGTTCAATTAGGAGTTCAACATACATCTAATACTGTTTTAAAAAAAATTAAAAGAGGACATACAATTGAAACTGTTTATAATGCTATACAATTATTAAAAAATAATTGTTTTAAAGTTGATATACATTTAATGCCTAATTTACCTGGTTCGGATTTTCAATTAGATCAAATTATGTTAAATGATTCATTATACGATCAAAGATTACAAGTTGATCAATATAAAATTTATCCTACTGCCGTTGTTCCTTGGACTTTAATTAAAGAATGGTTTGATCAAGGAACATATATACCATATGATGATTATTTATTATTTCAATTAATTAAAGATTTTAAACTTAAAATACAAAAATGGAAAAGATTAAATAGAATTATTAGAGATATTCCATCTACTTATATATCTGGTGGTTATAATAAAAAATATGTTAATTTAAGACAATTATTACAAGATGATATGATTAAAAATAATTGGAAATGTAATTGTATTCGTTGTAGAGAAATTAAAAATAATTTTGTTAATATTCAAGATATTAAATTAAATATTGAATATTATAAAGCATCTAATGCTGATGAATATTTTATATCATATGAAACTAACGATTTTTTAATTGGATTTTTAAGATTAAGACTTAATTATAATTATCAAGGTGTATTAGATATATTAAATAATTCCGCTTTAATTAGAGAATTACATGTTTATTCTAATTTAAATATTGTTGGTAATCATAATCTTGATTCTTATCAACATAAAGGATATGGTCAAAATTTAATTAAAAATGCTGAAAATATTGCTATTAATTATGGTTTTAAACAAATTGCTATTATTAGTGGAACTGGGGTTAGAGATTATTATAGAAAACTTGGTTATATATTAAAAGATACTTACATGATTAAAAATATATAAAATTATATTTATATATTATTAATAATGAATATTGATCTTTTTGGTGGATTTCATTCACCATTACCTACTTCTAATTTTGATATTTATAAAATATGTTATAAAATTCAAAATATTTCATCTTCTCATATTAAATTATCAGATTTTATTATTAAAAATAATTATGATACTCATATTTTTATAAAAAAAAAATATAATTTATTTTCTAATTACAAAAATATTGTATATTTTAAAGATAATATATTTAGATATAAATGCCTTGATACTAAATGTAATCAAAGATATAATAAACATATTTTTCATATTCCTATTCATAAATTTAATAATAATTTTAAATTTAGATGTTCTTTACATAGTAATATTACTTGTTCTAAATTTATTAAAAAAAATAATAATCTTTAAATATATTAAATGAAAATATCAAATGAACAATTTAATTTTTTATATAAAGTATATTTTGTATTAATTATTCAATTAATTATTACTTATACTTTTTTATATTATTTAAGATTAAATGATAATATAATTACTAAATTTTTTAAAGATATTAATATATTATATTTAATTATTTTATCTTTTATAGTTATTTTTATTTTTATATTTTTACCACACGATACTTCTATAATTATTAGATTATTAGTATTTTTAGTTTTTTCAATAATAATTGGTTTATTAATTTATAATCTAAGTCAAAAATTAGATAATAATTCATTAAATACAGCAACATTTAGTTCTATATTTATATTTTTTTTAATGTCTATATTTGCATTTATATTAAAAAAATTTAATTATGATATTGGATTTATTGGATTATATTTATTTGCTTTTTTAATTGGTTTAATTATTGCACAAATTATTATGATATTTACTAAACCTAATAAAAATATTAAAAAAATTGTTTTATATATTGGTATTATATTATTTTCTATTTTTGTAATGTATGATACTAATCAAATTTTATTTAGATATAAAATTTATAAAGGGGATTATATTAAACCTGCTATGGACTTTTATTTAGATTTTATTAATATTTTTATTAAATTATTATCTTTAGATAATATTTAATAATTTAAAATTAAATTTTCTTTTAAATGGGTTTGCCATCTATTTAATAATTCTTTATTTAAAAATTCACTATTTGATTTATTTATTGATCCATATTTTTTTTCTAATTCTTTTATATTTTTTTTTCTAAAAATATCCCAATTTAAAATTGTTGTATTATTTTTTGGAATTTCTATTTTTAAATTTTTTTTATTTTTCATTTTATTATATTTATATATCATTTTTTTATATTTTTTTCATAATATCATTTATATTATCAATTAAATTACTTATCCAATATGGATTTTTACAAAAATCAAAATGACATATAAAAAAATATACATTTTCATTATTAAATATTTGTATATTGTTTAAATTATGTTCATTATTAAATCTATTTTTTTTATTTGGTATTGCTATATGATATTTTTCTAATATTTTTTTATCTAAAATATTTATTTTTTTTAAATTTTCATTTAAAAAAAATAAATTATATATTTTATTTAAATTTTTTGAACTTATTGTTGATATTATTATATTACAATACCATTCTTTATTATTTATTGATAATATAAATTGATTATTATTTGTTATACTTATATTATTTATATTATTATTAATAAATATTTGTCCATTTAAACTTTTAAAATAAATTCTCATTTTTTTTAATATTGATAAAAAAGACTCTTTTATTATATAATATTTTTTTGATATTAAATAATGTTTTTTTATTGATTGTATTGCTTTTAATGTATCTAAACTTAATAAATAATCAAAATCATAAAAATTTTTTTGTAAAAAATTTGTAATATTTTTACCAACTATATTTATACATGTTTCATTAAATTTTGTTTCTTGTTTAAGTTTTGTTGGCATTAATTCTAATTTATTATTAATTATTTCAAAATATTTATTATCTAATTCTATTGATACTAAATTTATATCCATTTTTAATAACATTTTTTTTAAATTATAATTATTTTCATGAAAAATATATTTTATATTATTATTAAATATTTTATTCTTTTTTTCAAAAATTTTTACATTATAACCCTTTTCTGCTAATTTTATTCCTGAATATAATCCTAAAAATCCTTCACCTATTATTATTGCATCTGTTGTATTCATAATTTTATTACTTATTATTAAAACAAATGATAGAAATTATATATTATATTATATTTGTATTAATACTTTTTTATATATTTAAATATACTTATAATTATGAATATTTTCAAGATATACATCATTATAATTTAGATAGAGATGTTATACCTCAACAATCTAATAATTTATCTATAGAAGTTCCTATTAATGATAACTATTTATCTCATCAAGTTGATATTGAAGATTTTGATAATATTGATGTTATATATGATTATAAAATTATTGATCAATATAAAAAAATTTTATTAAGATCTCCTAATAATAAAGAAATTAAATTACATAGATTAAGATTAATTACTGGAGAACAAGATGAACATTTTATTAAAATTAATTTATATAATTCTACTGAATATTCTATTATGAAAGATACACAAATTAATGAAGTTTATCATGAATTAGAATATAATACTTATGAAAAAATTTTATTTGATATTATTAGAAATTTATATATTAATTATAATCATATTCATAAATTAGAACATTCACATAAAAAAATTAAAAATAATCATAATCATAAACAAATTGTTAATCAAAATAAAATTTATGAAAATATGTTACCACATCTTAAAGATATATTAATTCATTTTCAATTTGATATGTATTTATTTATTGCATTCTTATCTTCTAAAAAATATAAACCCTTTGAAATTGAAATATTAGAAATTACTGTTATTAATAAATATAAATTAAGAGAAATTTTTTATAAACATTTTATATTATTAGAATTACATAATGAAGCTAATGCTATTAAACAAAAAGATCTTAAAGATGGCAAATCTAATATATTTAATGAAATTTTTAATGGATTTAAAGAAAGAATTAATAAAGATAAAAAAGATCAAGAAAAATTATTAGATGATTTAAAAAGAAAAAAATTAAAAGATTATGCTAATTCTAAAAAATGTCAATATCCACAAACTAAAAAAATATATAATCCTATTAGTCATAATTCACCATATAAAACAAGTATAGCACATAATCCACCTATTTGCACTACTTTAGGACAAAATAATAAATCAAGAGTTTTTCCTTATAAAATTAATGATTATAAAACTAAAATTAAAGAAGATACACAAGTTGGTTCTATTATGCCTAAGTTTAATTATAATGAATTTGTTGAATATCAAATTAATGATAATAATAATAATAATAATTATGATTATACTATTAAACAATCTGAAAAATATTTACAAGAAAGAAATGAAAAACTTAAAAATGATGATAGATATGAATTTGAATAAAATATTTTTTAATAATAAATGACTATATGTAATGAACATATTAAAAAATTATCTAAAAATTATGAACAAAATGAAAAACTTTATTTAAAAAATAATAAAAATTCTAAAAAACTTTTTAATCTATTAATTAAATTTATTAAATTTAATAAATTAATATTATATGGAGGAACTGCTATTAATATTTATTTACCTGATAATAAAAAAATTTATAATGATATTGATATTCCTGATTATGATTTATATACTAATAATGCTATTAAAACTGGCAAAAAACTTATCAATTTGATATCTCAACATAATTTTAAATATGTTCAAATGAGACAATCTTTATTTAATATTAAAACATTTAAAATTTTTGTTGAAAATATTCCTTTATGTGATATTACTGAAGTTTCAAATATTGATTATAATATATATTTATCTACATCTAATAAAATTCAGAATTTAAATATTTTAAATCAACATCTTTTAATTTATAATATGTTAATAGAATTATCACAACCTAATTTATCATATTATAGATGGGAAAAAGTTTATAATAGATACACTATATTTAATAAAATTTATGGTTTTAATAACCTTAATAATATTCATAAAATTAATAATAAAATTGATAAAAAAATTGATAATAAATATCTTCATATATTAAATGATTTATTAATTATTATCAAAAATAATAAATATCCTTTAATGAATTTTAATGCTATTAATTTACTTTATGATAAAAATTTAATAAATTTTTATCACTATTCAATACCATATATTACTACCTTTTCTCTTAATCCTAAATTTATAATTGATTATTGTTCCAAAATTATTAATATTAATATTATTCAAAATGAAGATAATATTTTTATATATTTAGATGATATATTTTTAATAGATATTATTAATGCTAATAATACATGTATATCTATTTGTTCATATAAACAATATACTATTGGAACATTATTTTCTATTAAATATTATCTTTATAAATATCTAATTTATGCTAATTCTGATAATAAAAATATCTTTCAATATTTTATTTATTTAAATAACAAATTAATTAAAAAATCAAAATGTAATAATAATTGTTTAATGAATACAGAATGTTATGGAAATATTAATTCTACACCATGGCAAATTCGAAAACAAAAATGGAATATACCTCCAATTAAATTTAAACCTAAAAAAACTAATAATAATATTAAAACACCTATTAATAATATATAAAAATTATATTATAATTATAATACTACATTAGATAAATTTAAACATTTAAATCATACTAATAATGATAATATTTATATTTATATTAAATATAATAATTTAATTAATATTAACTTTAATAATAATAATTTTAATAATTATTTTATAATTTACCTCTTTTTTTAAAACTTTTATTTTATTATTATTTGAAATTTATTTTTTCAAACATAATATAATTGTTAACTTAATATAAAAATATTTGGATTTTCAGATAAACCAATCTATTTTATTTAAATTATTTTTTAAACTATTTATTAAATATTTATCAATATTATTATGATCATATTAAAAACTATATTTATCAATAAAAATTAAATATGATCACACTTATATAATTTATCAATATTATTATGATCATA